TTAGATTTCTTCTAACTTTCGTTTCAGTGGATAGCAGTTTTTAACCACTTTGTTAATCTCTTCATCCGTAAAGCCAATAACCTTCAAAAAATGTAAGTTAAAAATCACTTCGATCTTCATACAAAGAACCCACAGATCTCTACCCTTTGCTGACTCAGCATGTAAATTTTCACTGTAGTGAGTTAAGTAGTTTCTTGTGTCCACTATCTTCCTTAGGAGCTTGCTTCTTTCTTTACTTGTTCCAAGATGATCTTTGAATGGCTCAATTATCTTCTTTATTCTTTTTCCGAGATTAATTTCGTTGCCATGCATTAATCTCCCCTTAAGCCAATCAAGATGCTCCTTTGGGCATCCTTTAAGGATTTCTGAAACTAAGGCTTCATAGGACTCTTTACCCATTAACGTTTCACTGCTGGTTCTTCTATGATATGTTTCAAGCCCTTGCGCTAAAGCTAAAAACTTACCGTCAAGATATTTTTGAGCTCCGGTTTTAGTGGAAAAATATAACCCCAGTGCAGGGGACAAATATTCGTAAGCGTTTAGCCAGTTATTAAACACTTGTTGAGCATTGGTTTTAATCGCACCAAAATTGAAAAGCATGTCGTGCCAGCTTTTTTTGGGTGCCTTCTCAGAAAATGGAATGCTTTGATAGTAGATTGAAATTGGAACAGGGTATTTTTTATCATCGCCACCATCACGTAGTATCTCGGGTGTCGTTGCTGAAACATTTTTAAGACTGACAATTTCATCCATCGCAAAACACATAAGATTCGTTATTTTAAAGGCAATGGATGTGAAATCGCTCAACTCACGTAGTTCTTCTGACTCAAGCCGAAAATAAGCTCGCTGAGTAATCTTGGCCTCTGTCAAGTTTGGGAATCCCGGAAGGGTATATGCAAAGCAAATCTCAAGCTTCATTCCGTTGCTTAGTTCTATGCTTATTTTTTCCGGTGGTTCATAGCTAATCGTTGCTTTTCTTGTGTTCCAGTCGCTATCTACGTTAATACCGCTTATTCCAACCCACTCATCCAAGCAATCGACTGAAAATGAAAAAGTATTGAAAGATAATTTTTCATCTTGATCCCAAGCTGCGCCACCCAACACCTTATTCACTAAAATATTTGACTTGGAAATACCGCCAAAAGAAAAATTCTTTTTGGTATAGAAGCAGTCATCAAGTGTTACTAAACCATCTTTTTCAACATGGCCAATAATTCGGCTTAAATCATGATCGTCGCTCAGAGAGTTCATACCCTCATCGAAGTGCCCGACTATTTCCAGCTCTATCCTCCCTCCATCGTCGATTGACAATATCCCCGGGATTTTACTTTCCTCCTTATTAGGTAACCAGAAGTACCCAGTTTTTTTGTATTTTTCTTCAATTCTCATGACAAGGCCCAATCAAATCTAACGACCAAACTAAGCCCACCGCAATATGCGGGTCGGCTTGAGCGCCGGATTAGACCCAGCGCAAGAAAAAAACGTGACCGTACAAGCCACTGACTGCAAAAAGCCAAGGATCAAATGACTGCTTCTGGCCGAAAGCAGTAGTTGAAAACTCATCTCAATCGCGCTCGACAACATGTATCAATGACCTTTGAATTCAGAGAAAAATCAGCGAGCACGTCCAGCAGTCCATTCATCAATCATGTTCGCCCAATCCTGCAACATCGCCGCCCGCTGCTCGCGGTATTCCGCCTTGTTGTAGACCGCCCTCACACCCTTCTGCTCATGCGCCAGGCACTTCTCGATCCAGTCGGTGTTGTAGCCGGCCTCATGCAACAGCGTGCTGGCTGTGCGCCGCAAATCATGCGGCCCGAACTTGGCAAGTGACTTCCCATCTTTCTGCGCCGCCTTGTAAGTCAGCGTCAGCACCTGGTTAAGTGTGGCAGCGCTCATCGGCGCATCCGAGTCGTACCGTGATGGCAAAACGAAGTCGGAACCACCAGCAAAGGTTTTCAGGGCAATGAAAATATCCAGAGCCTGCTGGGACAGAAATACCAGGTGCGGGTTACGGCGCTTCATCCGCTCCTTTGGAATCGTCCACAACGCTTCGCTGAAACTGATCTCACTCCAGGTCGCATTGGTCAGCTCGCTCTTGCGCACCATCGTGAGCAACAACAGCTTGGCCGCCGCACGATTTGTTGGGCTTGTACCTACCCGCTCCATGTACTGATACATCAGTGCAATTTCGTCAGGCGTCAACGCTCGGTCGCGTGGCTCGAATCGGGCGATGCTGGTTGGCCGCACCAGCTCCGCCGGGTTTTCGACCTTCTGCCCACGCTCGGTTGCCCAGCGAAACACTTGCATCACGATTTCACGCACATGAACGGCGGTGGCCGGTGCGCCTCGCTCGACGATGGCATCGGTCAGCGCACGCAAGTCCTCATGGGTGATCTCCACCAGCTTCTGATTGCTGAATTTCGGCTTCAGCTCGCGTTCATAGACTGAACGGCGCATATCGCGGGTGGAGTCGGCCATCTGGTAGCCGCGCAGCCACTTTTCCGCCCAGGCACCGAACGTCTCTGCATCCTTGACCCGCGCCTTGTCTCGGGCCTTCTCCTTGGCCGGTGACTTGCCCGCCGCAACCATCTTCTTGGCGTCATTCAACTGCTCACGGGCTTCGGCCAAGGTGATGCCACCGACGCCATAGCGGCCAAAGGTGATGGTCTCCTGCCGTCCGTTGATTGAGTAGTTGTAACGGAACGAGATGGAGCCGGCTGGAGTCACGGCCACATAGAGACCTTCTCGGTCATTCACCTTGTAGAGCTTGTCCCTGGGCTTGAGATTGCGCAGCTTGGTATCGGTCAGCATGTACCTTGTCCCTCTTCGTTTTCGATACCATGCTGAAAAAACGCCAAATTTATAGTGCTTTTTCTATAAAGAACAACAACTTAGTAAAATTCAATACCATGAAAATACAAAAAAGAGCTGCATGGTATCGGCTTCCATCATGGCATCGTCAGTCGATAGTACCAGCTTTAATGCCATGCTCAAACGGTGCTTGGCGCTTCCTGCCGTTGCCAGATCGTGCCAGACTAAAAAATAAAAAAGCCCGCAATTACGCGGGCTTAGCAGATTTTTATGCCATCAAGTGCCTGGCCGTGCCAGACGCGGGATCATTCCCACTCTATTGTTTCCCGCTTTGTAGTGGCTTGATTTATAAAGGTTTTATTACCATCTGCGGGATTCGTACCAGCACACGTACCATCATATTATCTTGATACAAATTGCCTGTTATTTCCTGCATTTGCGGCAACAATACCACGCAAGCTAGGCACAAGCACCAAGTCGCCCAGAACGCCCTCTACTGTGCGCTGCGCGTTGCAGTGTTTCGCATACGCCAAGAACGACGCCACCCTCTGGCGAACGTGCTCCAGCTCCACCTCTCCGTGATAGAACTGGCTTGCCAGCTCCCGGAAGTCTGCGCGCGCCCGCTTGATGTTTCTCTTGCGCGGCAGGATATGCGTCGGCCAGATTCTGTATCCGCAGAAGTCCACGCCACGCTGCCACGGATGAACAGCCGTCTTCGGATTCAGATGCAAGCCCAGATCACCTACCACCGCCTCCATCACCTGCATAACCTCTTGGGCTGCATGCTTGGTAGGCAAAACGGCAATAAAGTCGTCCATGTAACGGACGTAGTGCCGCAGGCCCATATCATCTTTGGCGACGTGATCGAGCCTGTTCAGAACGATGTTCGCGCCGAGCTGACTGGTCAGCGCACCCACCGGCAAGCCCACGCCGTTCTCGTGACCGTAGCCCGCCACGATGCGCCGCCACAGCCAGAGCACGTCCGGGTCGGAAATGACGCGCGCGGCCTCACGCATGAGTACGTCATGCCGGATGCTGGCGAAATACCTGCTGATGTCGGCCTGCATGACGTAGATCCCGTCGCCATGGTTGCGCTTGGCTACCCGCAGGAAGTGCTGCACACGCGCGACCGCGCGCTGGGTTCCCTTCCCTTGGCGGCAGGCGTATGAATCGGAAATGAACCGGCGCTCAAAATGCGGGCCTACGACGCCCACCAGGGCGTGATGCACCACGCGATCAGCGAACGGTGGCGCTTGGATGGCGCGCAGCTTCGGCTCCCGCACGACAAATTCGCGCTGCGGGCCGGGCACCCAGGTTTTGCCGGTCAGCGCATCCTGAATATCGAACAGGTTGGCTTCCAGGCTCTCGGTGAACTGCAAAACGTCTGGCCGGTATCGCTTGCTGCGACGGGCCTCAAGGTAGGAGCGGTGAAGGTTATCGAATTGAGTGACGTGCGACCATAGGCCGGTGATGGTCTTCGGCATGAGAATCCTGTTGGGGTGGGTGCAGACGCCACCACGTTCTCCGGCTTGCCGGATACTGACCGTGGCGTCCTGTTCATCTTTGACAACATGGTCAGGACACAGGCCCCAAAGGAAAAGCGCTGGACGGCAGCCCATGAGCTGCCCGCCTTCTGGCTGAATCGTTTGCGAGACGACCACCGATGATCGGGTTGGAGATCTCCGCGCCGTTGTTGACGTTGAGATGGAAGAGGCCAGCGTTGCCGCCGTTGCCCCAATTGCCGCCGGAATAAGCCCATGCCCATTTCTTTGACGGTACAGGCGCTATTGCATGGCCTTCCCTCCCTCGTTTTTTATCCAGGCACCGACCATCCGCCCTATTTCATTCGTGTGGCGCATCCACACTTCAAGGCGTTCGGTGTTGATATAGCCAAGCCGGTGGGCCTTTCTTATGAGGCCGCGAAACACCTCTATCTCCACGTCCAGATCGAAAAGCGCTGCTGCCTTCTGCTTGCGCTTCCAAGCCACAACCACCTGGCGCATCACCTTGTTCATGGCTCCCCGCATTTCGGCGCTCAACAGGTGGCGCTCTATCCTGGGGAACTGGTGCAGCACGGTATGCGTGTATGCGTCCAGCTCTTCCAGCTTGGTCATCAACCTCATGTGCGCGTCGCTCACGGCTCCCGACCCTCGCTGCGGCTAAATAAAACGCTGGCCAGCAACTTGTTGCGCAGGCCGAAGGTTTCCGCGTGGCTGGCGTGGGCAATCCACGACACGACGGACTCGCGGATTTTCGACAGCTCAACCTTGCCCGCTGCATATCGCTTGCGTAGATACTTGAGCGTCCGCGACATGCGAGAAATTGAGCTTTTTCTGATACGCCGGTGTGTCGTCCATATCCGGTAGCCAAGAAAATCCAGTGCGCGGCCACGGCGCTCGCCAACCGGGAACACCTGGGTTTTCGCATTCGTCTTGAGGCGCAAGGTATCCCACAGAAATGCCTCGATCTTCGCCCGGAGCCGGTGCAAGTGCTCCTTGTCGTGGCTGGCAATCATGAAATCGTCCATGTAGCGCACGTAGTATTTTTCGCACAGTCCGTGCTTCACGAACTCATCCAGCTCATGCAGATACAGGTTTGCAAAAAGCTGCGATGTCAGATTCCCAATGGGCAGCCCAACCGGATTCGGGTCGCCCGGCACCGCCGTCGAGTCGATGATGCTATCCAGTAGCGTCAGCGTCCGCTTGCACCGGATGCGACGGCGCAGCAAGCGTTTCAGGATGCCGTGGTCGATGGAGTAAAAGTATTTGGCGATGTCAGCTTTCAGCACGTAGACATGGCCGTGCTCCCGCTTCACCTTGCGCAGCATCTGCTGGGCGCGGTCGGCGCCGCGATGCGTCCCCTTGCCGGGCCGACACGCAAAGCTGTCATGGATGAACCGCCGCTCCCAGATCGGCTCAATGGCCGCCACCATCGCATGCTGAACCACTCTGTCGCGGAACGGCAGCGCGGCCACCGTCCTTTGCTTCGGCTCATACACCTCGAAGGTTCGATACCGTCCCGTCTTATACATGCCCCAGATCAGCTCGTTCTGGAGCTGAATCAGGTTGCCCTCAAGGTCAAGCTCGAATTGCTGAACTTCCCTTCTGTCACGCTTGCCGCGCCTGGCGCGGATATAGGCCGCGTGAAGAGCCTCGAAGCTGTAAATCTCTGGATAAATGTTGCTGTACGTCTTAGCCATAACACCACAAACCAGCCCCGAAGGGCGGCGGCTGCTAGGGGTCGCTTACAAAGCTACTGTCTAGGGCCGCCTGTTTAATCTTTCGGCTTCAGGATTCCTGTTGCCGGGGGATATGCGTCCTTTTGAGGGGTGTACTGTCACCAGGCCCGTGAGCCTGGCGCTTCTGACTTTCCCCAAGAGCGGGCCGACCGCCGATGTTCGTGTTGGAGTTGCCCCGCGAGTTGTTCAAGTTCACGGCGAACACCCCGGCATTCGCGCCGTTGTTCCAGTTGCCGCCACGATACGGAAGACGTCGTTTTCAACGCACACCCCCACCGCCGCCGTCTCCGGCGATGGATTTGACCCAGCCGCCTACCATGCGGCCTATTTCGTCGTTCAGCTTGGCCCAGTTTTCGTACTTGCCGAAGTCCAGATAGCCAAGGTTCTTTGCGGTTCTGACTTGTGACCGAAGCAGGTCAAGCTCTGCGTCCAGTTCCTGAAGGGTCGTTTTCTTGTGATAGCGCTTATTGCACACCACGATCAGCCGCAATAGCGCCCACATCGTCGTGCGAATCTCCGCGCCCAGCACATGGCGCTCGACCTTCGGGAAGTGGCGCAGCACCGTATATCCATAAGCGATCATCGCTTCGCATTTTTGGCGAATTAACAGATCGTTTTTCTGAACCTGCTCAACCAGCTCCGACACAAGCCTATGCTCCGATCACCAGCGAAACCACGTACAGCACAATGGCCACGACAATCGGAATAACCCAATCCAGCAGGCCGTCCATATGCCACGCCTTCGGGTCGAATCCGCCCCACCATGGCATGTTCGCGCGGCGACCTTGGCCGAACCGGCCAACCCAGCGATATTCAGCCTGCGCATGTTCGCGGCCCATCCACCAGCAGCAAGCCATCACACCGCCGATAAACCAGTTCCCGAACGCAAGGCCAAATAGCGCCTGGGCGATGAGCGTGACGACGGCATGCTCAAGATGCGTGATATTCATTGCAAAGCTCCTGTTTGAATGGGGCGGGCTACCGCCCACCCCATCAGATTGCACACCGCAGATTTCAGATCACAAAAGCGGGCCGACCGCCGATGCGCGTGCTGGAGTAGCCCCGCGAGCTGCCCAAGTTCACGGCGAACACCCGGGCATTCGCGCCGCTGTGCCAGCTGCCGCCACGAAACGGAAGACGTTCGCCATAGTTGCGCATATAGGCGCTTTCACTTTTCATCGTTTCAGGCACAGCCGGATACAGGCCCAACGCCTTGGCGATAGCAGGAACATTCAGGCCAGCCTTGGCCGTCATGCTCTTCAGCGCAACAGACGCCGAGTTACCGGAGTTCGCGTCGTCGTCCAGCTCGCCAAGACGGTTGGTAATGGCGTCGGAAAGGACGATGTTGCCGCCGGTCGGGCTTGAGGCGTCGTACTTGAGGGTGCCAGCGGTGCCGGGAGCCACCAGGGCGCCGTCGCTTGCACGGATAGCGCGCCAGGCACTGGAAGTGCGCGCCAAGTCCGTGGTGTGCAGTGCGGCGTCGTTGTTGGGGATGACTTGAATTTCGCCATCCATCAGGCGCATTCCAGGCGACCATTCCCAAATATTCCCGCACAGGTCGGAAATACCATTCGGCGTATTGTCGTGACGCCACGACGCAGGGCCAGAGCCGGTCAAGGTGCGGGCGGTGCCGCTGCTGGCTCCGGGGGTGCCGCCATCCTGACGGCGGGCCGTTTCGTGCGTGGCTTCGTGGGAGCGACCGTAGTCGCTGTTGCCGCGCGGCTGGAAACCGTTTTTCTGACACCACAGGGCCAGCGCAGCGTACTCCGCGTTCGTGGTGAGGTGAAAGCCAGGCCCGGCTGCCCGCGCTGCACTCACGAATGTGTCGTGATTGGCGGAGGCGCTGGGGTCAACACCGGCCAGAGAAACCAGCTCGCCGTTCTTGATGATTCCCTGATACGCGCCAATGAACAGCTCGCTTTTCTCGACGCCGCCGACGATGAATGCGGGATGGACGCCGGTGCCAAGACTGACATCAATGTCTTCCATCATGAACTTCGGCACGACGTTCATGATGCTCGGCTGTCCACCGGACGTGTAGAGCACGGTTTGCTTTCCGCCGCTGGCGGCTTCGACGGCCGCGCGCAGCTCGTCTTTCACATAAATGCTGGGCATGTTGGTTTCTCCAATCAGTAATCGTTGGGCGATCAGTTCGCCAGGGGCCAAAGGGTGATGGCAACGGCGTTCGGGTCGAGTTCTTGCGCAACACGCTCGACACCGCCGCCTTCACCTTCCTCGCCCTCTTCGCCCTCTTCGGACGGGACTTCGATATAGACCTTGGCGGGAATGGTGATGTGCGCCAGGTATGCGCCGTCGCCTCCGACATGCGCGCTGCCGCCTGACTGACGCACCTCGACGATGCGTTCGCTGTCCTGCTGCATGGCCCGGCAGTCCACCTGGACGCCGGAAACGGTAATGAGGTGGCCGTTCACCGAGAAATCGGCTACAGCCTGGCCGGGCTGCTTGGTTTCAATGCGTGCCATTGATTTTTCTCCTTGGAAGGTAGGTTAGTTGCTCAGTCGAGAGAGCTTCCAGCGCAGGCGCACGTTGTCGGCGGCGCTGTGCAGCTCCACAGAAAAGCCGTTGGTTGCGCGGCTGCGCGCCACTACGGCATCAGCGCCACATGGCGCCCCCTGGGCGGACACGACATCGAACGTGAGCTGGTAGTCGGAAGCGTTCACCGTGTTGATAGCCACAGATTGGGTCGGCGGGCTGTCCAGGAGAATCGGGAATTGCGGCTCGAAGCGGCGCACGCTGGTCAGCGTGACATTGCCCAGATTCGGGTCGGTTGCGTCGGTATTGCCGGCGGGAATCGTCAGTTGGTAAAGCGTGATCGCGCCTTCAGGCACATCGGTGCCAACCGGGGTGATAGCCGGCCGCCACACACCATTGCCGTTCTGGAACAGATACGCGCGGACGGTGACGGATGCGCTGGACGGGTTGCTCGGCACGCTTGCTGCGTTCTCAGTGCCGGACACGGCAAAAACACGCCCCTGGGCAAAGCAAGCACCTTCAGTGAAGTTCAGGTTGCGCGTGGCCGTGGTGGACTTGCTGGCCTGGCAGCCGCGAATCAGGCCGCGATTCGTAATGACGAACTCGCCCTGCTGCTGTGCCACGTCCTTCAGGGCCTGGACGCCAGAATTTGCCAGCGCCGCCTGTTGCAGGGCGAACAGCAGAACCGCGATCTTGTTGTTGTCGGCCTCTTCCGATTGGCCGGAGACGCTGGACGCCAACTCGTCCATTCGGGCGCCAAGGTTGGGCTTCCCACCGCGAGCTGCATTCAGCTCGCTTTCGCGGGCGGCCAGGCGCTTGTCCAAATCGTCGAAGTTCTCGTCGATTTCTTCATAGCGGGTGTTCCACAGCGACGGAACCGCATCAGGCTCGTTGTTGGGAATTTTGGTAATCGGGTACTTTTTCAATGCCATTTGGAAACTCCTTAGAAGCGCAGCTTGATGCTGATTTCGTAACGCTCGTCGTTCTCCTTGAACTTCGGCGCAAACGTCTTCAGGCCGACAAGCTGACCATTGGCGTCGAGCAGCGCAGCCTCGGAGATTCCCGCGCCAATCACCTCGCTCGCCTCAATCACCCCCTTACCCGTCACCGAATAAAGGTCTTCTTGCGTGATGCCGGCCAGCGGCTTGCGCAGAATCTCGTGATTGAGCGAGGTGGCGGCAGCGGAGGGGGCCTTCGGGGTCAAGTCCGCGTTATGCCCGCCATCCCCGAACGCCATGAACGCGATGGGTGCGATGTTTGCGCCGCCAGCCATGCGAGCGGCCAAGCGACGGCGATAAATATTGGCTACCACGGCTTCGGCCATGCCAGTCCCCCTATGAACGTCGTGATGTCAGCCATTCTGGTTGCCCGGAGCTGCCCCGTATGGCGGCATTTTCCGAATCCATTCCATCGCCTACCCCTGGTCGGCGGCAGACACTTTGAAAACGTCCAGCTTGAACTCTGGGGCTGCCGGGCCGCCGATGCGCCAAGCGCCATCCAGCCGGAGGCGGCGCGCCTCGCCGGTGGCGTACACGGCCCCAGGAACCTCTGTCATCACCCTGAAGCCACCAATGCGTGGGCACTCGACCATCTTCATGGCGCGCAAGCGCCGACCATCAAGCCGGAAGCGACCCAGGCGGCTCTCAGCCCCTAAGAACCAACCGCCATTGAGCTTGCGCGGTTTCGATGCCAGCTTGGTGGCTACCGGAGTCGTCAGGCGCTCTGGCATTGCCCAGGCATTTGCCGTGGACGCCATGCCCAACTCTGACTCAGCAAGGAACGGCTCCCCGCGAACGAGCGGAAACCCAAACGGACGCGGGGACGACAGGCCGCCAACACCCCAGCGGCCATCAAGCCGGCGCCACGAGGAAAGGCGCACCCTTGAGCCAAGCCGCGAGGGGTTGGCCGGGTACTTGATCTGATATTGCTCGTGGTAGGTTGTCTCCAGGCTGGTACTGGCCGGCAAGTCAATGCGCTTGTCCATGCTGGCATAGCTGCCGACATGCAAGGATCGACCGCCAAGCTGCCAGGTGCCATCCAGCCGTCGGGCCGTCTCGCCCAGCTTCGGCAGCCTGTAAACGGATGCGCTGGATTCGCTTTCCATCAACAGGCTGCTGTCGATACGGCAATTCCGCAGACGCCATACCGACTTGCCGCCGCGAACCTCGCCCAGTCGGAAGGAACCGAAAGGCAATGGCAGCTTGACCAGCTCACCATCCCGGCCCAGCTTCCAGCGCACATCATCAGATTCGCCGATAACGCGCCCGCACCAGGGGAAGCGCATGCGGGCATTCTTCTGCATCAACAGGCTGGACGACGCGAAAATCTCAACGTGCAGGACAAAATTCAGCCAGAACCGGAAGAGCGGTAGCAGACGCGCCGGGATCACTGACCGGATGATGTGCATGAGCGACGCCACGGAGCGCACGTTCACGCTGAAGTCCAGAACGATTTCCACACGACTGGTCAGGTACATCAGGTCGGTGTCGATTTCCCGATCCGCCCTCCCTTCGTCAGCGTCCTGGATGCGGCGCCCAACCCCCCATGAGCCGTCAAGTTTCAAACCCGGCTCGCCGATCTGATGCAGCCACCATGAGAAACGCGGCTTTGACGAGTACAAGCCCGTCGGATACGGCATGTTCTTGTCGTGCCAAAGCTGATCCACCTGGCACAGGTTCGGGAACAGCATCTGAAGGTAGGTGCGCAGGAAATGCAGGCCACGGCCTTGCAGATTGCCTGACTTCCAAGCCCGGTACAGGTATCGAGTGGCCGCTTCCTCCCGGTCGCCCTGCATCAGCACCAAGCCGTCAGCATTCACCGCGCGGCGCACCAGGTCAAAGCTGCCCAAGTGCGCCGCGCCAAGCACATTCACATCGAATGTGTCGGCTGCCATATTGGCATTGAACAGGTCAAGGAATAGCCGCTTCAGGTCGGATTCGACCTCGCTTTCAGCGTAGCTTTGCTCAAGCGGCAGCAACCGGGGAAGCTCGGCGCTCGGGAAATCCAAGGATGCCATGCCCTACCCCCCCCAGGACGGCGTGACGATATTGACCGTCTCGACGTTGATGCTCAAGGTGTCGGTATCCAGATAGCGCCACATTTCCGGCCGCGCCAGCAACGACTCCGGCTCAACGATATTCACAGTCAAATCGGCCTCGCCATCAGACAGCGCCCCCACCTTCTTGCGCAGCAGCGCATAGACGCGCTGGTACAGCGGGCGCTGGCGGCCTCGCCGAGAAGCCGCCGAAGCTGGGCCGAACTCTGCCATCAGTGCCTCGACCATCTTCTCCCGAACATCAGACGCAACATAGGACGTGGAGACGCGCGCATTGATGCTCATGCGGATCTTCGAGCGCACGGGCGTGAAGAAGCGCACCCGGTAGCTGTCGTCGGCAGCCAGGATGGCGGCCTTGATGGACTGCTGGGTGGCAGTCAGGTCGGCGTCGGCGATCACCGCCGGCGGCACGGGTGCGTCCGGGTTGTCCTCGATCAGCACGGACTCGCCGCCCTCGCTGGACAAGCAAGCCACGAAGATGGCATTGATGTTGTCGAAGGCCGGGCCGCGTGCCTGTTCCTCGGCCGATTCGTTCCAGACGGACAGGAATTGCAGCGTCGGGAAGTTGCGGCGCACCAGGAAGTCGAACTCGGCCAGAAACACGGCGTTGTTGTCGTACACCGACGGGTAGCGCGCCAGGTCGCGCAGCACCGACATGGGCATGGGGTTCTGGCCGGCGATCAGCAGCGCATCCATACGCATCTCGATGGCGGACTCGGCCGGCGAACCCAGGTACTCGAACGAGAACGGGCTGTCATAGGCCGGGCTGACCTCGCCAGAGGTGTAGAAAACCGTCAGGGTGATTTCCGCGCCGTCCTTGGGCTGCACACCCACCACGCCATCGAAGCCGAACCGGACGTAGGTGCGCTGGCGGTCGTCGGCCTCGACGTGGAACACGCGCTCATCGGGCGCCGTGTTCACGTAGCGGTCGCGGTACTCGAAACTGCCATCAACGTCGCTAACGGCGATGGCACACAGGTAGGAATCGTCCTCGGGCGCCGGAATCTCGATGGCGTAGAACGGCTCCGTGCCACTGACAACGTGCGTGATGGTCGTGGAGCGCACCTGGCTGGCCTCGAACGTGGCTTCGCCGCCGGCAGGCACGGCGGCCGGCGTCTCGACGCGCCACAGCAGGCCCGACGAATCCAGCAGCGTGCGGGCCGATTCCACCGTGAAGGCGCTGGAGCCGGTATTGATGGCCCGAACGCGCACGCGCGCGGACTTTCCCTTGCGCACGATGCCGCGCATGGCCGCGTCGGCCAGCACAGTTGCATCGCGGGTCTTCTCGAACGGCTCGGCGTGCGCTGCCTCTATCTGCGCCGACAGCATCCCCAGCATGGTCGCCATCGCGTCCAGGTGCTGCGTGATGCGCGGGTCGCCCGCCTGATACAGGGGGGCGATGGAGGGGTAGGAAGCAATCGTGTCGCGGATGGCCCGCTGAAAGTCGGCCTTGGTCAGCATGTCAGCCCCCCGTCACTTCGATGGTCTGGCCGGCGACTTCCACGATCAGGTCGAGGCGGTCGGGCACCGATGGCACGCCGTAGAGGTTCAGGGAACCGGCCGGCAGCGCCTGGAGCACGGGCACGTCGCCGCGCATCTTGCGCAAGAAGGAATCCGGCGCACCATCGGCGTGCGGACGCTGGAGCAAGGATTTCGTGTCCTGCCCATAGTCCGAGCCGAGGTAAGCGCCAACGGGTGTGTTCAACCAGTGGCGAACCATGCCCTGAATTTCATTGCCGGTGATCGTAGCCATAGCCCATTCTGGCGGGCCGGTGATGGCCGAAACCTGGAAATTTTCCGCCTTCGCACCAGAAGGCCATTGCTACGATTTGCCCATGAAAACCTGCTCCAAGTGCGGGCAAGAAAAGCCCTTCTCCGAGTTCCATAAGGACGCCCAGCGCGGCTACAAGCCCGCCTGCAAGGCGTGCCGGAAAGCCGCATCGGCTGCCCACTACGCGGCCAATGCCGAACGACTGCGCGCCGAGCAAGCCCAGAAGTACCGGGAAAACCCGGAAAAACGCAATGCCGCAACCGCCGCATGGCGCGCCCGCAATCCCGAGAAGGTCAAGGCCGCCAGGGCGGCCTACCGCGCTTCCACTACCGAACAGCGCAAGGAATACAACGCCCGCTGGGCGGTGGAAAACGCCGACAGAAAGCACGCAGCGGAGCGGGCGTGGCGGCAGGCCAACCCGGAAAAGGACAGGCTGCGCCACGCAGCCTACCGCGAGGCTCACCCCGAGAAGCACCGCGCCGCCTCGGTAAAATGGCGCGCCGCCAACCCCGACAAGAGCCGCGCGGCAACCGCCGCCCACCAGGCTCAACACCCGGAGCAGCGCCGCGCCAACGAGGCCAACCGCCGGGCCAGGAAACGGGCCGCCGAAGGCACGCACACCCAGGACGACATCGCCGCCCTGTACCTGCTCCAGCGCGGCAAGTGCGCCTGCTGCCACGCCAGCATCAAGCGCGGCTACCACGTCGATCACATCCAGCCGCTGGCGCGCAGCGGCTCCAACGACAAGAGCAACCTGCAACTGCTCTGCCCGACGTGCAACCTCAAGAAGTCCGACCGCCACCCCATCGACTTCATGCGCTCGCGCGGCCTGCTCCTGTAGGCGAACAACCCGGAAAGTTCGCCTACCGCCACCATCCGCCGCCCGGTAAATTCCTTCCCACGTTGGCGGCGCGTGCTTGCCGTGGTAAATTCGGCGTCGGGGTGTCGAAACCCTTTTGCCAGCCGGAACCCTCCGCGCCCGTCAGACGTGGATTTTTTACGCCCGTAGTCCGCCCGGACTGCGTGCGCCCGCGCCTGTTTATGGCCGGGAGGGCGGCGGAATACAAGACCTTCGGGGAATACGCTGCACTGTGCTGGCACAGTTTCGACCCTCCCGGCCGCCTCATTTCGTGGCAGCCGAACCCGTGTCGAAACGGAGCCAAGCCATGACGACGAACGTCACCACCACCCGCGCAGCTCGCGCACAAACCATCACCCTTCCCAGCCCTTCGCCCATCGAGGCCGCCAAGACCGTGCTCGGCCGGCATCCGAAGGACGCCATCCTGTACGCCGAAATCGGCCATGAAACGCTGGACTGGCTCGAAGCCGTGTTCCACGCCATCGAAGTGCTGCACGAAAAGGGCGGCGGCGAAATCCACATCAAGCGCCTGGCGGGTCTGGGGCGCTACGTCAGCTCCGACATGAGCAACCATATCGGCGCGGAGTACGACAAGATGGCCGAGGCCATCGAGGCGGCGGAAGCCCAGGAAGGGGGTGCCGCATGAACGCACTCACCATCGCCGACACCGCCATCCGCCAGGATGCCGAGGGCCGCTACTGCCTCAACGACCTGCACCGGGCCAGCGGCGCGGAATCCAAGCATCAGCCAGCGTTCTGGCTTCGGAACGCGCAAACCCGCGCCCTGATTGAAGAAATCGGCAACTCTGCAAATTTGCAGAGTTCGCCCGTCGCCTCGATTGAAGGGGCTGGCGGCGGCACCTACGTCGCCAAGGAACTGGTCTATGCCTACGCGATGTGGATTTCGGCGGTGTTCCACCTGAAGGTCATCCGGGCCTACGACGCGCTGGTGGCGCAACCCGCCGCCCCGGCCATCCCGCAGACGCTGCCCGAAGCCCTGCGCCTTGCCGCCGAAGCCATCGAGGAACGCGACCGGCTGGCGCTGGCGCACAAGGCCAGCAGCGAGGCGCTGGCGATAGCCGCGCCCAAGGCCCAGGCGCTCGACCGCATCGCGGCCGACGACAAGGCTCTGACCGTCACCCAGGCGTCGAAGGTACTGGGCGTCAAGCGCGAGACGCTGACCAACTGGCTGTCGGCCAACGGCTGGATGTACCGGCAAAACGGTAGCTGGGTGGCGTACCAGCAGCACATCCAGAACGGGCGACTGCTCTACAAGGAGGCGCGTTACACCGACGAACAGACCGGGCAGGAAGTCTATCGGCCGTACTGCCACATCACCCAGAAGGGATTGGCGAAACTGGCCGAGGCGTTCAGCCGGGAGGTGGCGCATGGGTAACGTCGTGCAGTTGCGCCGCCCCGCGCCGGACAGAACGGCGACGCCCGTCGGACAGCTTGAAGGCGTTGATATTCCGCTTGCGCATTTTGACAAGCTCACGCGCTTCTTTCTCGACCAGAGCATCCCGTATGAGAACCGCCGCAGCTTCATCAACAGCGTGCGGACTCGGTGGGGGCTGCCGGCCGTTGGAGCAAGCCTTAGCTCATCTTGAGCATTTCGTCAATTTCGCCTAGACTTAACGAAAGCCCGCCAAACGGTCGAGTAGGTGCCCCGGTGCGAAAGCCCTGGTCACTCTCGAAATAGCCCTGGTGGGCTTTTCCTTTTACGGTGGCGTGATCGTAGTGGCGCTTGCCGTCACTATGGTTGCGCACCACGATGGTCACATCGTGCGGCTCGCCGTCTATCTCCACCTTGGTTTCGTAATAGGTCGTGCTGGCCGGGTCTTTGCGTCCCAGGCGGTCGGGGAAGGTGCGCGTCTTGCTGGCGGACTTGATCGCCTCTTGGATGTGCAGGGCCAGCAAGGTTTTCTCCACGGTCGGGATGCCCTTGTTCAGCGCATGTTTCAGGCCCGCGTAGGAAACAATGATCGGGTCGCCGTCGCCCGACGGAACCTCAACTGGCTTCTTGTAGTCCTGCCTGATCTTCTCCAGCGCCGCATCTCTGGCCCTACGCCAGTCCCGCGCGCCAGCCGTGAAACGGCCTCCATCATCACGCGGGTGCTCGCTTTCGTCCCACTCGTCGATGCTGTCCAGCGTCAGCCGATACAGCATGGCGCGGTATTGATGCAGTTCAAGCGCGGCCACTCAAGCCTCCCGTCGCAATGTGGGCAATGCCACGATCACGCATGTCCTGCCCGGCATCGCTGCCGCCTGCCACCACGACGGGCGACGGGCGACTGTTGTTGGATGCCATCGGCACCGTGACTTGCGGCGCTTCCGCAACCGGCGCGGGTGCCGGTGCAACCGGAGCCGGCGGCACGGCCACGGAGGCGACGACCGCAGAGGCGGCCGGCCCGGCGTAGTTGGGCGTCGAAGGCGGCGCGACGGCCTGGGCTACCGCTGGTGTGGCGGGCGCCTCTGGCATGGCACCCGGCTTTGCCGCCGGAGCCGGGGACTGCGCGGGCGATGCAGCAGCCACGGCCGGGCTGGGGCTACCGGCCTTGGCAACAGAGGTCTGCACGCCGCCGGCGTCCTTCGTCACGCTGGCGTAGCGGTCATCCAGGGCCTTCTTGTTGGTGGCGATGTAGTCGGCGGCAGTCCTGCTGTTCGCGCCGTAGTTCAGGTTCATGGCCTGCTGGGTGCTAGCCGACAGTTCCTCCTTGGTCTTCCCCTCGGCTGCGCCGCGAATCACCTCTTGGGCAGCCTTCGGCCCAAGCTGGTGCATCATGTAGAGGTTTTCCGCCGTCACAGGCAGGCCGGACTTCTCCAAGACGGCCTGGTTCTGCCGGGTCAGCTTCATCCCGCCTTCGATGTTCTGATCTACGTCGAAGCGGTTTTTGATGCCGACGCCCGATGCCGTCTGCCCGGTGAATTGGTAGATGCCGATGGCCCCGGTGCTGCTGATCGCGTTGGCATTGCCGCCGCTCTCCATCGCAGCGATCTTCTGCATCATCACCGGGTCGAGTCCGGCCTTCTTCGCCTGGGCGGAAATCTTGTCCTGCACCTCCAGCGACATGCCGCCGGCCACGTTCGCCGACGTGTTTGCGCCGCTGGTCTTCAGCTCCCGAATCCGGGCGGCTTCCTCGTCGGTGTAGCTGCCGTACTTGGTCAGGGCATCGCCACCCTTGATGCCGTCGAACATCGCCTTGTGGCGATAGCCCTTGGGCATGATGGCCTCCAGCGCGGAACCCGCCGCCGCTGCCGTGACGTTGTAGGCCCGCTCCGCCGCAGGCGCGGCCTTCTCGGCGAGGGCTGCCGCACCCTGGCCCGCCGCCTTGATGCCCCTGCCGACGGTCGTGTTGTTGCCCAGGTACTCGACGCCAGACTTGACGCCCTCGACCGCCTTGGTGCCGAGTTCGACCGCCTTTTCCTTGATCGCAGTCGCCGCAGCGCCCGCCATCTCCTTCGCGCCCGTCACCACGCCGCCCACTGCATCGGCGGCCTTCTCCATCGCCGCTTGCGCGGCTTCAATGGCAGGGCCAACTACCGGAATGGACTTGAGCGCATCGAAAATCGAGGCGAACAGCCCGGTGAAGGACTCCCACCCCGCTTTCGCCGCGTCGACGAAGCCGCCCCAGGCTTTGCCGATACCATCGCCCACAGCCGTGAAGCCGGACACGACAGAATTCCAGCCTTTTTTCACCCCCTCGACCGTGGCGTTCCACGCCGACATGACGGCCTCGGTAGTGGCCGACCAGGCCGCCGCGATCTTGCCGGGGATGTCGGCGTCGCGCAGGTCGGACACCCAGCCGCCCACGGTCGTCCCGATGATCTGGCCGGCCTGGTCGCCGAAGAACAGGCCCGCCGCGCCGCCGATGGCGCCACCAATGGCCGCGCCCACCGGGCCGGCGAAGGCCCCCACCATCGCGCCGAGCTTCGCGCCGGCGAACATGCCGCCCATCGTTCCGGCCAGGCCGCCCACCGCCTTCCCGGTGCGCTGGTCTTTTTCGCGCCGGGTCAGGGTGTCGTCCGTCTCCGAGTTGTAGATGTCGGTGGCCGCCCCGATGCCGCCCAGCAACGCGCCGATGATCGGGATGCGGCGCAGCGCGCCACGGCCCAGGCCCAGCAAGCCGCGCCCAGCTCCGGCGGCCATCCGGCCGGCCCCGGCCAGCAACCCACCGCCGCGCGCGAGCAGCCCGCCCGCGCCGGCAGCCAGCGCGCCGACGCCGGGAATCCGCTTCAGCAGGCCACCCAGCATTCCCAGCAGCCCGCCGAACAGGCCGCCACCGCCGCCGGCTTCGGCGACGGGCTTTTCCTCGATGGCCTTCAGCCGCTTGGCGGCCACCTTGTTGAACAGGCCCTCATCCTTCCTGAAGCCGGTCAGCGAACCGTAGATGCGACGCAGCCAGCCTTCCTGCTTCTTCTGGCTGTCGCCGCCGGTCAGCAGCTCGTAGCCCCGCGCCATCGGCTGGGCCACCTCGTTGAACGCCTTGACCGTCGGGTCGGCTTCCTCCAGGCCGGCTCCCGATTCCTTGAATGCGCCCACGATGCGGTCGCCCAGAGAGCGCAGCGCGCTTTCGTCCTGGCCGTCGCGCTCTCCATCGGCCGGGCCTCCGGTTCCAGCGCCGCGCCCGCCGCCAGCAGCAGGCCGGACAGCGGCAGCGCCGCGCACGAACCGGCCCCGGCTATCGCGGCCCATCGGCTGCGCCGGCGCGCGCGTGACGGCTTGGCGCGTGGCGCGCAGCTCGGCCACGGCGCGGGTGACGGCGGCGGCGCTCTCGGTGTCGCGGCGGGCGGCATTGCCGCCGGCGCCGCCGGTTTGCGGCACGGCAGGCGCGCGCAGCAGCACCGGAATCTGGCGCTCGCGTCGCGCGGCCTGGGCCGGCTGCCCGGTCAGGGCCTGGCGGGCCGGGGTGGCCTGCGGGTTCTGCGGTGCGTGCGCGGTGTCGGCGCCCTGGCGTGCGTCCCGCGCCATCGGCTGGGCCACCTCGTTGAACGCCTTGACCGTCGGGTCGGCTTCCTCCAGGCCGGCTCCCCGGCCGGGCGTCGCGGGCACGCTGGCGCGCGCCTCGGGCGAAGCGCGGTTCATGGCGCTTTCGATGCCGAGCACGGCCTGTCGAATTGCGTGCACGTCGTCGCGGATGGCTGCCCAGTCGGCAACAGCCTTGCTCAGGTCAATGGGGTCGCCTACCAGGAACCCTTGTGCGTCATGCTTCAGTGCCATCACGGCCTCATGAAGGTGTCGAGCTGCGAGAACGTCATCTGCACCTCTTCAAGGCCGTCTTCGCGGCGGGAAAGGCTCACATCGAGATTCACCGGGCGGAACAGGCCGATGTCCTCGTACCCGCCCCGGTTGCTTTCTTCCGTGATGAACGAATGCACCACGCGGATGGTGATGGCGAAGCTGTCAGGCACGCCGACAGTGCCATCGCGCGCGGCAGCTGCACCGTGGTGCGCGGCGAACCACTTTTTCAGGGAGCCGGCCTGATCGTCCAGTGTCGTCATGCGCAGCTCGACCGGCTCCGCCCCCTGCACGGCGTCGATCACCGCGCCGCCGACGCGGAGCTTGTCGCCGGCGACGATGAAAGGCGCATACTCGACCTCGGTAGCGAACAGGTTGAAGCGGTCGGGCATGTTCATCCCGCCGCCGCCCAGCCGACTCGTCACTTCTAGCAGCCAGAGGTTCTTTTTCGCCAGGCGCTCGTCGCGCACCTGGTCGTAGATGCGCTTGGCCTCGGTCGGGCTGATGCCGCCCAGCAGCGGCGTGGCCGCGCCCCAGTACGCCACCTGCGAGGCGACGCCGCCACCGAAGCCGGGCAGCAGCTCGTTGAGCAGGCCGGAATCCAGCACGCGCAGGCCAGCCGAGTTCCAATCCCCGTTCATGAGGTCGCCCACGGCGCCCGCGCCCACGTTGATCGCGCGCTGCGCCTGGATGGGAATGTGCTTGTTCACGGCGTTCATGCCGGCATTGACGGCTGCGCTCTTGCCCATGCCCACCACGGTCTTGGCCAGCTTGCCGCCGCCCAGGGCCTGGGTGGCCGAGTCCGTCACGCCGCCAAGGGCCGCGTTCAGCCCCGAGCGGATGGAACCCAGCAGCCCGCTACTTGACAGGCTTTCGGCGATGTTGTTGTAGAGGCTCATACGCTATAAAATCCTTCTGTGCGCTTTGCGGCCCAGCCGGAGGGTTGGGTAATGTGGTTCCCTGGAACTGCACGGGCCATGAACGGCTTGCTCCGTGTCTGGCTCAGTGCGCGAAGCTATGACCTGCCGCCCATCATCCGCAGATACTCGGCGACGGACAGCACTCCGGGGCGCATCGCTCCCGGCGCAAGGCGCGCAACCACCTTCTGTTTCTCCTTCATCTTCCCGGCGATCTGCCGCTTCCCGCTCTCATAGACGGAACGCGCCACCAGGGCGCCGCCCACCACGTCCAGCTCGATACGCACCAGCGGGATAGAGCCGCTGCCCACCCGCTCCCTGAAGATCGCCACGCGCGCGCCGCTGTGGATGTACCAGTCGTCGGGCCGCTCCAGCACGAACTGAATGTCGGCCAGCACCGCGTCGGGGTCAGCGTGGTAATACTCAGGGTGCCGCTCGGCCAGGGCCTGCAAGTCGGCGCGCAGCGTCATCCCACCGCCGAAGCCAAGCCATTCCACGGTGCGCCGGGGGATGGTGATGGTTTCCATCTTACCCACGGCGTCGAGCGCGGCCGCGTCGAGCACGCTGTCCATGCCTCGACCACCGCCGCCGAATCCACCGCCGCCACCGCCAAACCCGCCACCACCGAAGCCGCCGTCGTCCTGCGGCTTGGCATCAACGATGGCCGCGTACAGCTTCGCCTGGTCTTCATCCAGCAGCATCGTCTTGGCGAGGAACTCGGTCATGATGTCCTTGCTGGCGCCCATCTCCTTCAGCATCTGCATGGCCTGCACCAGCAACATGCCGCCATTCATGGAGTCGGCGCGCGTGCGCTGTTTCTCGGCTTCCAGCGCGGAAATCGACCCGAAGAAGTTGATTTCCCAGGGCCGCTCCTTGGCGTTGAACACGATGCCGTAGCGGCGGTAGGTGTGAATGTCGATGACGTGGTTGAAGAACTCGGCCAGGGCCACGCGGATGACCCGCGCCCGCTCGGCTGCCTGCGCCGACACGCGGAAGAACCCGCCTTCGCCCAGGCCGCCGGAAAGCTGGTCGGCGAAGCCCAGCATGGAAAGATCGACGCCCAGCGCACCAGAGAGCAAGCGGGCGTGCAACAGCACATCCTCGATGCTGATGGTTGCCGCGCGGCCCGGCTGGCCGCCGTTCGACGGGCCTACCGTGGTCAGTTGCTTCTCGTTGAAAACCGGGATGATGTGGCGGATTCGCTCCATAATCGGGCGCCCGCGCTTGACGGCCTGCTCGGCGTAGCTCTTCGACGCCAGCAGCATCCCCTTCACGGACTCGACGAACCGCTCCTGCTGCTCCAGCGTCATCGACTCCAGATTGACGGCCACCATCTGCTCGTCGATGGAGTCCATCCACCGCTGGCCCACCAGGCCCAGCAGCGATGCGGTCAGGTTGTCGTAGGGTTCCTCGGCGTTGTAGAGCAGTGAGCCGCCTACCATGCTGGGCATGATCGGCAGGCTGTCGATGTCGTTCTCGGTGATCGCCACCTTCAGGGACTTCTCGACCACGCCGAACTGGGGAATCCACTGGGTACGCGGCATCTTCAGTCGCGCGAGCTGCGACACGTCCAGCCTCTCGAAGTTGCGCTCGCCGATGGACACCGCGAAGCCAACCGTGCGGCTGCCGCGCTCGAAGGGCTGTACCAGTTGCGGGCGCACCATCTCGTCGGAGTGAAGATCGACCACGCCACGCGAGTCGGTGTAAATGCGCGCGTAGGAATCCCCGTAGGCCGCCCCGGTGTAGGCCATCTGGAACGCCACGCGGTCGAACAGCGGCGCCAAGTCGGCGGCGATTTCATCGGCGATGGCCGCCAGGCGCTTGTCCTTCTTCGCTTCGGCCGTCTTCTCCACAAACACCAGGTCGCCGCTGGTTTCGTGCCCACCCAGGGCCGAAGTCACCAGAAGCTGGAGCGCGCTGGAGATGATCGGGTCGCCCTCCATCCGCATCCACTTCTCGTAGATGATCTGGCGCGAGCGAGCGCCCCGGCTGCCGGAACCCAGCAGCGAGGCAACAGTCGTGGTGCCGGCACCGTACAGGTAGGTGTCGGACTGGTTGATTTCCTTGGCCGGCGCGACGTGCGTAGAAGCCCATCGCTTGCGGGACAAGCCGAATCGGGCCAGGAAACCTGGCTTGGTCGGAGCGGGGATGTTGGGAGTGTCGGCCATACGGGAAGGGTAGGCTTCCCGGTATGGCTTCCTTGGGGCGGTTTTCCGCTATAGGGTGGCGCCCGCGCTACGAGGCGGGAAACTCCATGTCCGCGTCGTACAGCGTCCAGAAGTCCGGGCTGGCCGCGTCCAGCAGAAACTGGTTGGTGTAGATCATGTTCTGCTTCAGGTAGGCCGTGCGGAATTCGTCGGCCATGATGAGGGTTTCCACGTCAGTTTCGCCCCGGTACGCCTTCTTCACCAGCGGGTCGGTCTGGCTGCCCAGGTTGTAGCCGCCGGCGATCATGGCATCCTTCAGCGCCCACCAATACGGGCCATAGTCGCGGTAGCGGCGCGGGTCTTTGCTCAGGCGCTCGGCCACCACGCCCAGGCCGAAGGCCAGCAGGTTCGAGAACCCCCGGTTGGCACGCAGCGCAGCCGCGCGCTCCGAAACCAGGGCCTTGATGGCGTCCTTGTCGAACTTGTATTCGGTGTAGGCCATGTTTCCTTCCTTACAGGGAGCGGGTCGCGCCGGTCAGTTCGAGCTGATCGGCGGCTTGAGGGTAGTTGGCGATGAGGTAGTCCCAGGCGGAACGGTACACGTTCCACGCCAGGGCATCCCCGTCCCACTTGTATTTGCCGAAGCCGGCCATGTTGGCGCACCGCTTGATGGTTTCCTTCCAGACCTTGGTGTTGCCCCGGATGCCCACCACGTCCGACGGCGAAGGCCCGGCCGAACGGTCGTCACCGGCCACAACCTGGCGCACGGCGGCGGCGATAGCGGCCTTGAAGCCATACGGCAGGTAGTCGCTGGCCGGGTCTTTCCCCTGCCAGTCGAACCACGGCGAGGCCGCGCGCATGAACGCGGTGGCCTGTTCGATCACCTCCGGCTCGGTGCTGCCGGTCAGCGCCGCCTTCAGGTCATCCAGCGAAACCGTCTTCTCGATCTGCTTCTGCACCCAGAGGTCGAAGTCGTCGAGGTCGGCCACGGTCAGCTTCAGGCCGTTGGCCGTGGCGAACTCTCGCAGGGCGTCATGCCGAGCGGTGGAATCCTCGTTGCTGGCTCGGCGCGTCACCGGCGTGTCGCTGGGCACCACAAACTTCCCATCGTCGAACGACCGGATGATGGCCTTCTGGGCATCGAAGATGCGGCGCTTCACTTCGGACTTGTCCGCGTCCGCCGGCGAGATAGCGAAGGGGAAATGCGGCTGCGGCAGCCGGTAATCGTGGGTGCTGTATGCCGCCAGGGCTTCCACCTTGCGGCGCTGCGCCACCTCGGGCACTACCGAGTTGAAGCCGTTTTCGACGGTGCCAGAGGCGTTGATGGTGTCCTCGATCTGGGCCGCGTCCGTCAGGCAGGCGTCGTAGCCGGCCGTGCCCTGGTAGAACCACTCGCCGGCCATGACGGCGGCCGTGTTCGCGGCCAGCGGGGTGCCGTCAAGGCTGCGGCCGAAGGCGCCAGGACGGCTGCTTTCCAGTTTCAGCACCGCCAAGCCGTCGGGCACGCGCACGAAGGTTCCGTGGATGAGCGGCTTACCGTTGTAGATGATTCCCTCGCCGCGCGCGATGGCATCAGCCACGCCGGCCGGGTAGCCGCCGGACTCCCCGGCTTGACGCGCGAACGCGGCCTTGGCCTCGTCGATCATCGACCGGGCCATATCCACCTCGGCCTGCCATTCGTTGCCGATGGGGCCGCCCTCGATGACGTTCAGCCCGAAGGACGGATACGACCGGCCCAACAGCATGGATTCGATGTCGTCGTCCTTCTGCTTCTTCCCGCCGCGCACTGCGGCAAAGAAGCTGTCCAAGGTGGCCGGCTCCGAGGTCGAGCCGCCGGCGCGCCATTCCGTGCGGAACAGGGTTGCGGACTGCTCGATCTGCCGGCGCAGGCCGCCGACGCTCGCCATCAGCTCGGCCAGCAGGCTTTCGTTCTTGGCGACGGCGGTTGCCGTGGCCTTCGGATTGCTGATGCGGTCGCGCAGCTTCTCGGCCTGCTTCTCCAGCCCCCACAGGCCGATGATCTTGCGGATGACGAAGCTGGCCGCCGTCTGGTTGTCGTTCAGGAAGGCGTTTTGCTTGCGAATCGTGTCCAGGTTAATCATCTGCCGGTCGCGGTTGCTCGACGCGCGCGCGGCGGCCTCCTTGGCGGCGATGGTGTCCTGCATCCGGCGCATGGCGTCGGCGTCGCCCACCACGTCAATCAGGGCCTCCATCTGCTCCTTGGACAGGCCGCCGGTGACGGCCACGCTGTCGGAGCCGTTCACGTCCATGACCTGCCCAATCCAATCGGCCTTCTTGTTCACCATCGCCCGCTTGCTGGTGTCGAAAGTGCCGTCGGCGTCGTAGTAGTAGACGCTCACGCGCGCGGTCAGGTTGCCCTGGCGCACGCCGCGCCCGTTGCGCTGCTCCAGGCTGTCCGGCGTCCAGCCGATGGTCAGATGATGGATGGCCTGGGTTCCCTTCTGGAGGTTGATGCCCACCTCGGCCTTCTCGTTGGCGATGACGGTCTGGTACTTGTTGTCCTCGCCGGTGCCGTTGAACCCATCCTGCACGGCCAGGATTTCGTCGGGCGTGTTGTTGGTGCGGCCCGTGATGATGGCGATGGCGGACGACGGTACGCCGGCGCGACGGGTCAGCAGGCGCTTGATCTTGTTGTGCAGCGGCAGGATGTCGCAGAACACGATCTGCTTGACGATGGGCGAACGCTGGCCGTCGGCGTCGATGCCGCGCGGGCTGGCCTGCTCATGCTGAAAGTTTTCGAGCATGGCGGCCAGCTTCGGCGGCACGGACACGTCCAGATCAAGGCCCAGCTTCTCCGCGATGGCCTCGAACGCGCTCTGCACATCCGGGTTGATGGTGTCGAGCACCACGCGGCTGCCGTCGATGGCCTTGGCGCGAACCTCGATCTTCAGCAACTCGGTTTCGTTGCCGCCGGAATCCTTGACCGTCTTGTGGCCGACGATGGCCGTTTCGTCGGTCATGGGGCTGGGCCTGGGGCGTTCTTCGGTGAATTTCCGGGCGTTGAACTGCTCAATGGCCGCCTTGGCCTTGTCGGCCTGGGTGGGAAGGTAGCTGTAGAAGGTGGCGCGCTGGTCGAGTTCGGGGTCGGCGATCAGCAGCGTCATCTTGTTGATGAGGTTGAACGGGTGCCCGATGAGGTTCAGTTCCTCGCCGAAGTGCTGCGCCACCTGCGCGTAGGCTTCCGGGTCGCCACGGTTCGGCGACTTCTCCGAAATCTCGTCGATGGCGTAGCGGAACGCGCTCTTGTAGAGCTTCAGGCGCTCCACCACGTCGGGCGGCAGCACCACGGGCGCGGCCTTTTCCTCGCGGTCGGGCACCGCGATCTGCTCGCCCACGTCCTCGGCGCTCTTGATCGTCGCCACCTCGCCGATGGCCTTGCGCAGCACGCCGACGTTGTTCAGGCCGACGAACACGTCCGTGGCGCGCGCCACGCCGTCCATCGTCACGTCGTCCTGGTTCTCCTTGGCGCACATCATCTCCATGAAGTCGTCGGCACCACGGATGCCCAGGCAAACGTCATTCACGCGCTCATGGCCGACGGCCAGCGACAGCATCGCGTAGATTTCCAGCGGGCTATTGGTGATTGGCGTGGCGGTCAGCACCATCACGCCGTCTTTCAGCTCGGACTTGCCCCGGATGAACCACGCCTTGGCCTGGGCGTCGATGCCGCGCCGGGATGCCGGCGACAGGGACAGGAACTTGGCACCCTTGAAATCCACCGTCTGGGCGGAGTTCTTGAAGACGTGCCCCTCGTCGAAAACGATGCTATCGACGCCCATGTCCTCCAGGTACGGCGCGCCGCCGCGCTTGTTGGACAACACGGACAGCAGGCCGGCCTGCTTGCTCTTGGCCCGCTCGTCCTCCTTCTTGTCCATGCTCTCGGCGAAACTGGCGTCCGCCTGGCGCATGAACGCCTCGTAGGCGCCGATGGTTTCGTCGCGCAAACGGATGCGCTCGAAGGCTTCCAGCGTCATGAACACCTTGCTGTGCCGGTTCTCCATCACGGCCGTCAGGTCGGCGTCGAAGTTGGTGGCGCTGATGGTGGCCTTGCCATCCTTGCCCACGCGCAGACCCACGAACAGGCAATCGTCCGTGCTCGCGTAGGCGCGGGCAGCTTCCTTGCGCCAGTTCGACAGCACCGAATTGGGCACCACGAAAAAGGTCTTGGACTTGACGCCGATGCTCTGGGCGTACTGGGTGGCCGCCAGCGCCGTGAAGGTCTTGCCCAGGCCCACGCCGAAGCCGTTGATGCCGCCGAACTCGCGGCTGGTCTTGCGCACGTAGGCGTTCTGGTAGCCGTGCAGCGTCAGGCCGTCGTTCATGCCGGGGATGGGCATGGGTGCCTCATCCTCGACCTGGCGGAAACGCAGCTTCGCAGGGTCGGCCGCCACCGCCTCCAGACGCGCGACGATGGGGCGATTGCCGCGCACCCAGCCGTTGAACTGCTCGTTGGCGGTATTCACCATCCGGCGCAGCTCTTGAAGCGCCTTGGCGTCGTCCATGCCCAGCTTCACGCCGCCCAGTGTGATCGTGCCATTCTTCAGGTAGTCGCCGATGCGGTTCAGCAGCTTCTCGCGGTCGGTCAGGTTGCTGCCCGGCACGTCGATGTCCACGCGCTTCTCGCCCGTGCGCTCGTCGTAGATGACGGCGGCCGACGGATGCACGAACCGGCGCAGGAACTCGGCCTTTTCCTCCAGGGTGACATGCGGGCTGAACAGGTTGAAGGTCAGCTTCGACACATCCACCTTGTCGATGCGCGCGCCGGCGTCGAGCTTCTGGCGCAACAGCTTGGCCCGGATGTCGTCGCTGGCCGCGCTGGCAATGTCCGCATCCACGCGCCGCAGGAACTCGGCGTAGTTGCCCACGTAGTAGTCGTCGGCGCGCGTGACGCTCTTGCCGTCCGGCGACAGGCACCAGGTCGGGTCTGCGTAGGGGTCGAAGCCATCGCCGTAGATGCCCTTGGCGTCCTCCAGGCTCACCCAGGCGGATTTCGTCTTGTAGCGCAGGCCCTCGAAACTGGCGTCGGCCGTGATTTCGACCGTCGGGGCCTGCTGCTGCACGTCGCCGCGCCAGACAGCGGAAAGCCCCGTCTTCTTCTGGTAATGGTTGCCGATCAGCACCAGGCCATCGCGCAGCTTGCCCCCGAGCGCCGCCGGGCGCTTCTTCGCCGTGGTGGAGACGCGCTGCATGGCGTCGGTCAGCGCCGGGTATTCCTCGGCGAAGTTCACCCCGGTTTCCTCGCCCAGGCGCTCTTGCAGCACCTGCGCGGCGGCCATACCGACCACGCCGGCATTCCAGAACTGGGCGCGGTCGCCTTCGTCCTTCAGGTGCCGAATTTCGGTCATCGCACCGCGCAGCCAGTCGGGAATGTCAAGCGACTGCGAGGTTTCAATCATGTAATCGACGCACCGCTCGGCGTCGGCCCACTGGATGCGGCCCTCGAAGGCCGCGTAGGGCGTCGTCAGCTTGCCCACCAGCTCGGCCATGCTGGCGCTGTCCTCGCCGCTCGCCATCGGCACCCAGCGGCCATCCTGCATTTGCAGGGTCTGGCCGGCCTGGGTGATGGTGTCGCCGTCGCGGTAGGTGATGGGCGTGGTTTCGACCGTGCCCAGCATGTCCCAATCCACGCGGGAGCCGGGAAACTTCTTCAGCATCCGGGCGATTTCGGCGATGGGTTGGGTAGTCGTCACGCGATCAACGTCACGGAACTTGTTGGGGTCTTTGGGCACGAACTCGCCCAGGATGAACCGCTTACCTTCGCCATCGAAGTAGCGCCCCTCGACGAAGGGCTGCCACTGCGCGTTGGCGTCGATCAGGGCCTTGGGCGACTGTTCGCGCAGCTCGGCGATCTTGTCCAGCGCCTCCCGGCCATACTTGCGGAAAGCGATCACGTCGGTCATGGTGTCGGCGCTGGCCGTGCCGAACACCGAGTTCGGCAGGCGGTAGGCGCCCAGGAACTCGGCCATGTAGCTGGCCTTGACGCGCAGCTCTTCCTCCTTGCCGCCCTTGCCGGAGACGCAGCGCGGCGGCGTGATGAACACGGCCAGGCCGCCCGGCTTCAGCTTCTCCAGCGTGCGCAGGATGAAGTAGTTTTGCAGCGGCTCCTTCTGGTATCGTCCGTCCAGCAGTTGGTTTCCGCCCCGGTCGGCAACGCCGCCGAACGGCACGTTCGTGACAACGGCGTCGTACTGCTCGTCGGGCGTAGCAGCGGCCACGCGCTCGAAGGGCGCCACGGTGGCGGTGTAGCCAGGGCCGGCATTCACCAGGCCGTTGATGCGGCCGGAGGTTTCGTTCAGCTCCACGGCGTCGATGGCCGCGTTCAGCGGCGCGGTGGCGCCGAAGATGCCGACGCCGGCGCACGGGTCGAGCACCTTTCCGCCGGCAAAGCCCAATTCGGCCATCAAGCCCCAAATACCCTCTGCGATGGGCTTGGGGGTGTAATACTCGTAGGCGCTGCCCTTCTTGCCGTCGGCCCCGATCAGCGCGCCGCCGGTGCCGGAATACTTCGCCAGCGTCAGCTTTTCCTCGGGAGACAGCCGGGCAGCATCGACCTCGCCGGCGTCGATGCGCTTCAGCAGCGCCATCGCGGCGGCATTGTCCTTCTTGCGCTGTGCGGGTTTGCGGTTCGGGTCGAACTCGTAATACTGCGCGGTTTGGTTGCGTGGAGCCTGCGGTTCGTCCTCGCCCTGGGGTTGCGGCTCGGTCGGCGTCGTCGCCACCGGCACCAGGTTCGGGCCGGCCGCCGGCGGGGTCGCCTTCGGCTGCGGCGCGGCAGCGCCCAGCGCAACGCGAATCTGGTTCGCGCGCGCCACCAGCTTCAGCCGCTTGACGGCGGCCAGCGGGCCGTCGCCCGCGTCCTTCAGCCCGGCCTTGATGCGGGCCAGTTCGCCCACCAATTTCAGGCGGGCCAGCGCGCCACCAGCGGCCACGTCGTCGAGGGAGATACGGTTCTGCATGATCTTCGCTTTCCTTACGCGAGGCTGGAGGTGGCGGCCATCATGGCGGCCTGGTAGGCGGTGACGGCCTGCTCGAACAGGGCCACCAGCTCGGCGTCATTCTGGTTGCGGGTGTAGGCGGCCTCCAGGTCGTCGGCCAGCTCGGGGGCCAGGATGTCGGCCACCGTGCCGTCTATCACGGACTGGAACAGGGCGCGGTCGGCGTCCTTCTGCGAGTCGGACTGGCTTTCACCGGCACCGCGCTTGGCGGCTTCGGCATCCACCAGAGCAACAGCCGCGCCGGCGTCGGCCGTCCGGCCAATTTCGGTAGCCGCGCCCGTGATGCCACCGCTGAAGCCAACGGTGAGGCGCACGATGAAGCCGTCATCCGTCACCCGGACGTTGAACTGGAGTTTCTTGTCTCCAGCCGACACCGCGCGCACATAGTCGTTGTTCAACACGCGGCGGAACCCGGCCGCGATCAGCTCGGGAATGTCCTGCGGGGCGTCGGGTGGCGCCACTGCTGCCGGCGCGGCAGACTGCGGCACCAGCGTGGTTTGACCTTCCGAGCCGGGAAGAATGGCCTCCACCAGCGGCTCGCCGAGCTGGGCCTCGACCTTGGCGCGCAGCTCGTCGGACAGGATTACCTCGTCCCCATCGACTGGGAACATGAAGTAAGGCAGTCCGCCCTTGATGTTCAGCCGCGCCAGCGTGCGCGACTGAACGGCAGCCAGGGCAGCCGCTACAAGGTCGGCGTCGACGCCACCGGCACCAGGTTCGGGCCGGCCGCCGGCGGGGTCGCCTTCGGCTGCGGCCACCTCGGCCTGGGCCTGGGTCTTGACGGCTTCGGCGATGGCCTTGCCGTCGGCAGCGGTGGATTCCGTGGTGACGTTCGGTTCAATCATGATCTGCGCGCCCCCGACATTGACCCAGCCGTGGGGCGAAATCTCGACCTTCAGGCTCTTGCCGCCATAGGCGATGCTGGTGTTGATGACCAGGTTTGCATCCACCTCGGCGTCCTGCACGGCCACCCCGAGAATCGAGGCAGCCTGCTTCACGGCCAGATACCCGGCGTCGCGCTTGTAGATGCCCGGCGCTTCCGGGTCGTTGCCGGCGTAAGGAACCGCCGGCGCGGGCGCGGCGGCATCGCGCATGGAGAACAGCGCATCGACCATCAGCACCGCGTCGTCGTCCGAATACATCGCGCGCGTGCCCGACGGAAACACCACGCGCGCGTCGCCGGTGGCGCCGACATACACCATCGCCTTGCCGTCGTCGGCAATGTCGATGCGGCCGATGACCTCGCCGGCCAGCTTGATCGTGCCGACGTGCTCGGTGCCATCCAGGGACGGCACCGCGTCCAGCGCGGCCTGCTGCCCCAGGAACGAACGCAGCGACGCCAGCAGCGCCTTGACGGGCGGCTCGTTGGTGCTGTCCAGCGTGACGGCTTCGGCCTCGAAGGTGCCCCCGATGTCTTCCTCGCTGGGGGCGTAGTCGGCCTCGGTCAGCGTGGCGATAGCTTCACGGATGCTCTTGGCCGTCTCCGTTTCGAGGCCGGCCTGCAAGATGTCGCCCTCGGCCCGGTTGATCGGGGCGTTGTTCTCGACCACCGCCAGGCTGGCCTCCAGCGAGGCCACGGCATGGCCCACATCATCCAGGGCGGCCAGGGCCTTGTCCCATTCGACGGTCGCGCCGTGGCGCTTCACCGCCTCGTCCATCGCCTTCGCGGTGACGAACGGCGAGTAGTCAGCCTTGTCCAGGGATTCGTGCAGCCACAGCTTGAAGCCGTCTGTCGCGCTCTCGAACGGGTAAGCCGCATCCACGGCTGCAATCTTGTCGGCGTCGCCCTGGGCCTCGGCGGCCTTGGGTTCGACCGCGCCCACCAGCTCCAGTGCCTGGCGCAGTCCGCCGAAGGCGATGGCCGCCTTCAGGAAGTTGGTGAAGGTGCGGTTGTTCACGAACACTAGGTCGGTGCCCTTTTCCAGGCCATAGACCGTTGCCGCGCCGCGCTTGAAGGAACCCACCGTGTCATAGCCGCCGGCCACCTGGCCCAACAGGTACTGCTGGCCGTCCGACACGATGCCGGTGCCGTTGTTGCGCACGTTCATGGCCTTCAGGGCGTCCCAGGCGTCCTTGACCTTGCTCTCGCGCTGGCGCACCAGCCAAGCCGCATCCTTCGCGGCGTCCATCTCGGAGCGCTTCTCCGGGGTGATGCCCGCCCACTCGTCGATCTGCCGGCCGCGCTCGCGCTGGGTCTTCGCCAACTTCACGCCGGTGGCGCGCTCGAAAATCTCCATGCTGGCCTTGTTGCTGTCGCTGCCGACGCCAGCCAGGATTTCGCGCAGGCCGTCGGCGTCCTTCGCCTCGATCTGCTGCACGACACGGGCCACCCAACCCTCGCCGCGCTGGCCGATGTCGATGCCGTTCTTGCGGAACACGGCGCGCGCTACGTCCGCCAGCGGAGCACCCTCGGGCAGAGCCGCCAGCTCGGCCTTGCCGGCCTCGATCAGCTTTTCCTTGGCGATGGCCTGAATCTTGTCCGTGGCCGCGCGATAGGCGTCCATCGCGTCGCCCTGGGCCTTGAATCCGGGGCTGTCAGTGACACTCGCCAAGCGGTCGTCCCAGGACTTGATGCCAACGGCCTCCAGGGCGTCGCGGGCCTTCACGATGGGGCGGTCGCTGTTCGCCGCGTCGCGCAGCTTCTGCATTTCGGCGGCGGCGCTGGCCGTGTCAGTGATGCCATCCCAGTTGATCGCGGCCACGGCGGCGTTGATCTGCGCCGCTTCCTCACCCCACGACTTGAAATAGGCGTCGATCAGTGCCTGTTCGTCGGGTTGCGGCGGCTCTTCCAGCGCAGCCGCCAGGGCGTCGGCTTCCTCGTCCGTGGTCGGGCCGCTGGCGTCCTCGGCAACGGTGTAGCCGGCGTCGCGGATTTGCTGGATGACGGCCTCGGTGTGAGCCGCCAGAATCTTGCCGCCCTCGCTGCCCTGGGTAGCGTTCATGGTGCGCCACGCCTTTTCACCCTCCGGGGTGTTGGGCAAGAACGTGGTGAAAAGCCCGTCGGCGCTGCGGCGGTAGCTCAGGTCGGGCACGACGGCGGCAGGGGCGGCAGCCGGAGCCGGATTCGCATAGCCGTTGGCGGCCTGGCGCTCCGCCACCCACGCCTCGACGCGCTCGTTCAGTTCGCGCGCCACGTCGGCCGGCTCGCGGTCGCGGCCGTCGATGTCGAAAAGCTGGTCGTCGCCGAAGATCGCCGCGATGTACCGCTTGCGCTCGTCGAAACGGTAGCCGGCGTAAATCTTCCGCGTGCCGTCCGGCACCATCTGGCCGCCCAGCGGGCCAACGCCAGGGAACGCCTTGACCACGCTGTCATTGCCCGTGTCTTCCCAGCCGTAGGAATCGACCAGGGCCTTCAGGGTCTGCTCTGAATAGTGCGGCCCATCCTCGGTAGCGGGCGCCGCCGGCGTCACTCCGTTGGCGATGTCGCGCAGGCGCTGTACCTCGACCGCTTGGTTGTCGATCTGGGCAGCCAGGGCCTCCTTGGTCTGCCCCGTCTTGGGGTCGGTGCCGCCGTTCTGGGTGGCGCGCAGGTAGGCGTCCTGCAAGGTACTGACCTGCTGCACCGCGTCGGCGTAGGCGCGGTTCTTCTTGTTCTGGGCGTCCTCGGCATCGACCTTCGCCACTTCCAGCTCGTGCTGGGCGGCAGCCAGTTCGGCCTCCAGTCCGGCGATTTCGTCCTTCAGGCCCTGGATGGCGCCCATGCGCTCGGCGCGCTTCGCGTTGAGCCGCTGGAAGGCGGGGCTATTCTTCTCGGCCAGGCGCATGATGCGCCGCGCCACCTCACGGATGTTCAGGTCGGCGCCGCGCTCGGGTGCCACCACGATGGTGATGTCCTTCTTGTTGAGCAGCCACTTCCACGAAATCACCTCGTCGGTGGGCGCCATCTTGCCGGGCGTCACGTCCGGGTTGTGGAAGAAGATGGAGACGGTCTGGCCGTCGGACAGCTCGAAGATGGCCGCCACGTTGGCGACGCCGCGCTGCTTGAACGGTTCCGTGATCTGCATGGCGACGGGCTTCACCTTGTCCCCGGCGCGCTCCATGACGCCGCGCAGCAGCTCCATCTTGCGCTCCAGCTTCGCATAGGGCGACACCAGCGCGTCGAAGGCCAGCAGGCCCTCCGCGTCCTCGGTGATTTCCTGGGCCGTCACGGCATCCATCAGCAGGCCCTCGCCAGCGTCCGCGCAGCGGATTTCGTACAGGACGTGATCGAGGGTGTTGTCATAGGGCAGCGCGTCGCTGTTCCACTGAACTTTTCGGGTCATGGTTTCCAGTCCTTCATGAGGGAGGTTGTCGGCGCGGAGCGGGCGGCGCAGGTCGCCGTTCTTGAGCCACCACTTGAGTTGAGAAATCGAGGCTGGCACCAGGCTGGCGAGGCCCTTCCAGCCGCGCTCGTAGCTGTCCTGGTAGGCCCGGCGGGCCGTGTCCTCGTCGGGGAAGGCGAGCATTACCTTGTGTTCGTCGAAGCGGCCGCCCACGTTCTGGTTGATGACGTAGGCCGTCTCGCTTTGCGGGTAGAAGCCGATGAAACAATCCACGGCGTCGTCGTCGGCGCCTTTCGTGCCGCTGATGTAGCCGTAGTGGGCTGCCATGCGGCTTGCCCACCGCTTGCCGGTCTTGGCGTCAATGCCCGTGCGATAGCTGCCTCGCGGCTGTTCGATGGCGAGGGGCAGGCCGTAGAGATTGGCCCGGCCCACCTTGTAGTTGCCTGCGATGCACTGCGCCTCGGTGGGTTCGGGAATCGTGTTGTTCCCGAAGGCCCCGCCGTGCGCGGCATTCTCGATGTGGAGAAAGGTGGAATCGCTCATGCAGGGCATGGTATGGCCCGGCCTGGAGCGGAAATCGGGGCGTTTTCCGCCCTATTGGGGCGGAGCTTCGGCCTCTATCTCGTCGGCCCACTCGCGGGCGATTCCGGCCGCCCCCACCATCTCGCGGCCGTGTTGCGTCATGCGCCCGTTGAAGCCACCGAAGTAGTCCATCGCCGCGCCCAGGGATTCCATGTCGGCGGCCACGGCACGCAGGCGCGCGACGATTTCGGCAGGCGTCATCAAGCGGCCGCCGGTGCAGCGGTGCCCTTGATGGCCTCGATCTGGCTGCGCACCTCGGCGATGGCGGCCTTCAGGGCGTCGCGCTTCTCGGTGAGCACCTGTTCCATCTTCGGCGCGGCGGTGCGGATGCCTGCCGGCGGGCGCGCCTGGGCGGCGGCCAGCAGTTTCTGGAAGCGGGAACGGCCCGCGTCCATCGCCTGCACGATTTCGGCGATGGCCTTCACATGGTCGTCCTGGTTCTTGATCGGCAGCACCTTGCCGTTGAGCAGCACCTGGAAGATGTCGCCCGATTGCTTGATACGCAGCACGACCTGCTGCGAGTCGGCGAAGGTCAGTGCCATTTCCCGGTAGGTAATGCCCGACGAACGCTTCACCGCCGTGGGCACGTCCTGCTGGACGACGTTCGCGCCGGCGCGCGAGAAGTAGCGGGCGGCCTGCTTGGCCGCCTTGTCCTTGGCCGACAGGTCTTCAAAGCTGAAAAGCAGGTTCTTCATGGTGGCGTCTTTCCCAGGGGCGATCTAACTGCGTGCATTGTGGAACCAGGCAGGCCCACTTCCGCGCTGGGTTTTCCGATGGTCAGCCGCCGGCGAACACGTCGCCCGAGCCGCTGGCGACGGCGCTCCCGCACGCAACCGAATCGCCGATACGGCCGAGCGGCTTCCCATTCACGAATACCGTTCCCGAGCCGGCAGCCAGGGCCGAGTCATGGCACGTTGGGCCGCAGCAATGGGACTGCCAGTGATCACCCTGGCGGTGCGCGCCCAGGCCATTGATGAACACGTCCTCGGACGCCTGATCGTTCGCGCGCGCGGGGAAGCATCCGTGGCCGGTGCAGGTGTCTCCGAATCTAGCGGCGGCGGGCATTGACGGCCTCCTTGAGTGCGTCGCGGCCAGGGTCGAAGTTGGCCCAGACGCGCAGGATGAAATCGGCGGTGAAGTCCTGGGCGGCCCCGGTCAGGGCATCAGCGCAGTGCGCCGTCACGCGCAGCGTCCAATCCTTCGTGTTGGCCGGGTTGGGCACGAAACGGATTACCTCGTCGGCCTCGGCTGGCAAGTCGGCGAACGCCGCGCAGTGCCCGGTGACGCCCTTGATCTGGTACTCGATGTCCAGCGGCGGAAATACGCCGGCCAGAGCCTTCGGCGCCGACGCGGTGACGCCGGCGGCGTCGGCCTGGACGAGCAGGCCCGGCAGCGGCTCCAGCCCGACGACCTCGCAGCTATACCCCGTCACCGTCAGCAGCGCCTCGGCATCGGCGGCCGTGATCGGGCCTTCTGTCCAAACCTCGTCGGCCTGCACGTCATGCCAGGGCACGGTAGCCGGGTCGGGCGTCCAGGTCAGGGGCATGTCAGTTCAGGTCGATGCGCGGGCCGCGAATGGCGATGCCACCCTGGGTCAGCACGATTTCGGACGGCCCGACGGCCAGGCGCATGGTGCCGTCGGCCAGCAACTCGATGTTCCGATGGTGCCAGCGCCGCCAGTCTGCCGAGTTGCCCGCCTGCGGGTTCCGGTATCCGGTGATGACCGGGTAGCGCGGGTCGCCGCCCACGAAGGCAATCCAGACGGTATCGCCGGCCAGCATCTCGATTTCGGTGGTGTTCGCTCCCGCGCGCGACTTGTCCCCGATGGGGTATTCGATTTCCGCCTCGGGCAACACGTCGGCGCCATCAGTCAGGCCCGGAATCTCGACACGGCACGTCCGCCTAGCCTGGCTGTAGCTGCGCACGATGGCCGGGTATCGGCCGGGCATGAGGCCGTATTCCATCATTCCTCCAGTGCGCCCAGCCAGAGCCGGGTATAGGTGTCGCTGGCGCCGCCGTCGTCGGTGCCGCTGCCGAAGACGTGCGCGGCCGTGACGACCACCAGCTTTTCGCCACCAGTAAAGGTGATCAGGTCGCCCGCGCCGATGCGGCCGTCGTAGTCGATACGCACGGTCTTCCGATGCACCAGGCAGCGCGTCATGTTGCGCAGGCGCTGGGCATCCTTGAATGGGGCGTAACGCACCGTGCGCGGCTTCTCGCGGTTGCCGAACACGGCAGCGCCGTTGGCGTCCAGGGAGAAGAACCAGGGAACCTCGTGGCGCTCCAGAAAGCCCCCATCCACGTCGTCGGATGCGTTATCGGGCAGCGTCTTGACGGGCGACTGCTTGAACAGATCGGGCAGCCGGACGAACTGGAGTCGGCCCGTCTTCCAGCGCACCACGCCGCCTTCCTCTTGCAGCACGCGAGCAATGTGGAAGGTCGGCGTCTCGCCCACGGGACAGTAAAAGCGCGGCACGGGGAAATCGGCATCCACCGCCTTGATCGTGGCGCCGGCGGCCTTGTAGATCGCCGACAGGGCCGCGCTTTCCTTGATGATGGCGCGGCTGCGCACGTAGGCAACACCAAGGCAAGAATCCAGCAGCGCCGTGATGCGGTAGCCCGCCATCTCGCGCTCGCCTTGCGCGCTGCGCTCGGCCACGCGCACGGACTTGACGATGTGCAGCGCGTCGCCACTGCTGATGGAGAGGGTTTGCCCTTCGGCCAGGGCCTTGTCTAGGCTGGCGTCACCAGCCCGAATGTCCGCTTCCAGCGTCATCGGCACCGGCGCCAGGTCGGAGCGGAGCACGGCGGACTTGATGAGGTCGCCGCGAATTTGCTTGCCGTCGGCGAGGAAGAGAATCACGGCCCACCCCTACACGGTGATGATGGGCTGGCAGAAGGCCCTATGCGGCATGTCGGCCTCGGCCTGGGCGACTTCGGCCGCGATTTCGCTGGCCGAGCGGCCGAACGGGTCGATGCCCATGCCGCGCGAGGCTTCGAGCTGCAAGGCCGTCTCCCGCTCCGCGTAGAGCATGAAGAGGGGCCGAATCAGCGCCCATTCGGACGTGGTGATGTTGGTGTCGCCGTCGATGTCGGGCACGGGGTCGGCGCCCTCGTGCGCGCGCAATGCGGCGAACCCGGCATAGATCCGGGTCGCCGCGACGGCCTGCGCCAGCACCGTTTCATCGTCCAGCAGGTTGCCGGCCGGCCGCTCTTGCGTGGCGAAGGTCTGCGCCAGGTCGGCCAGCTTCGCCATTACCGGTAGTCGCCCGAGTTGCCGGCGATGATTTCGCCGAAGTAGTGGTAGAACAGCGTGCCACTGAAGGTCAGCGGCTGCGAGCGGTTCTCCCAGTCGCGGTCAGGCACGTCCATCTGAATGAACGCATCGACGATGCGCTTGGCGCGCAGGAACTTCTGGGGCGTGCCCTCGTAAATCTTGGCGTTGAAGGTGGCGCCGCCGCTGGCGTAGGTGCCCCCGCGCGTGATGAGGTTGACCAGCATCTGGTCGATATTGCCGGCAATCGTCTCGAACATGGAGATTTGCCCTTGCTGGGCAACCTTCAGTTGCTGCGGCTGCCACATCGTGGCGCCAAGCGGCGTCGGGATTTCGATTTCACCTGCCGAAGACAGCTCGGGCCACGGTGCCTGCTTGCACAGCAGGAAATTGCCTTCAAAGCCTTCAATCTCGAAGGTGAAGTCACTGGAAATGACCTTGGCGCCCATGGCGCGGGTCTGGTCATAGAAGCCCTTGAGATAGGCGGCATTGGAAACAGTCATTTCGTGTCCTTTCGGTTCGGTGTGATGGGATTCACCCCTGCACTTTATGGCCCGGCTGTCGCGTTTCCTGGCCCAGTTTTCCGGCTGCCGGCAGGGATGGCAGCCGTTTCGCCGGCCAGCCGGCTACTTGTGCGGCGGGGTCGGTTCGACCGTCACCGTGCCCGGCGAAACCGCGAACTGCCGCACCTCGGCGTTCGTGCGTTGGGACTCGCCCGTGGTGCCGAACCAGAACGCGAGCACCTGCTTCAGTTCGTTGAACCAGTAGCCCACGATGGTGCCGATGGTCAGGCTCGCCGTGGCGTCGCGCAGCAGCGTGTCGGCCATGCCGGAGAACACGAAAAACACGATTCCGCCGGCACCCAGCAACAACAGGACGGTGATGGACGGGCGCACCCAGTCTTTGGGCTGCTGCGCGGCCAGCTTGCGCGCGCTGTCGCGGTCGGACGCCTCGGCTGCGTACTGCGCGGCGGCAGCTTGCAGGCGGTTCTGTTCCGCGCTCACGGCGAGTTGCTGGAGCTGCACCTTGGAATTGACCTCCAGCTCCTTGAGCTTGACGGCCGCGTCCGGGTCGCCCAGCAGCGCGGTGGAAACCGCGTCGGGCGTGGCATCCGTGCCCAGCGCCGTAGCAACAAGGCTGCCCACGGCGGCGCCGGCCGGCCCGCCCAGGATGCCGCCCAGGATGGGGGCCGCCTTACCGACGACCCCAGCAACGTCTTTCCAGTCCATTACGCATCCTCCGCCGCATATTTCAGGTTGCCCACCACCCGCCGCGCCCAGCCCTTGCCGAACGTCGGCCAGGTCGAGAGCTTCGTGTAGAAGTCCAGGCGCTCCGCATTGAAGCGCGCGAGCACGTCCGTCACAGACATGGCGCGCACCGCTGCGAGCGTCACCGGGCCAATCGCGCCATCGTCAGCCACGCCTACGGCGCGCTGAAGGAAGCGGATGGCCTGGCCGATTCCATGATTCACGGCGGCATCGAACACCTGAAAGGCGACGGCCCCGTCGTACTGTTCCGCTTTGGCACGTCCCCAGTAGGCCACCCGGTAGATTTCCTTGGCCTGCTCGCGCGTCAGGTCGCGCATGGAGCCGGTGTAGCCAGCCTCGCGCGCGGTGCGCAGCGTGATGCCCCAGTTGGTTTCGCCGCCGGGGTCTTCCGGGTGGTTCACATAACCGCCCTCGTGCCCAATCAGGCGCTCGAACGCAATGTCGAAATTCATCATTTACCCCCAGAAATGTTCGAGACGATTCCGGCCCACACCGCAGCAGCCAGCGCTGCCGCTACCACGCCGATGAAGGCCAGGGTTCCGTGGTCGGCGATCTTGCGCAGTTTCCTGCCGAAGCGAAGATCGGCGCGGAATTCCTCGACACTCTCCGGCCTATCGACATCGACACCAAGAATGGCGAAGACCTTCTTCACTGCACGGTCTGCCGCACGGGCGGAAACAACATCGGTGGGCAAACAGTGCTCATCGTGCTGGGATGTTCTCTCGGTCATCGTGGAGTCCTCGCAATGGTCTTAGCGACGATGCCGCAGGCGCGGATAACGTCGTTAAGTCGGTTCACAATTGCCGCCTGCGTTTTCAATTCGGACTCCCTTCCTTTTTTCCAGTCGTCGAACGGCTTGCCCTCAAAGAATTTCCTGACCGTGCTTGGCTGCATTTGCAATGCGTCGGCCAGGGATGTTGAGGAATATAGGGTGAGGCTAGAGGCCAGATTCAGCAGGTTTTCCGACCAGTTCAAGCGCGACACGGGAGAGACAGGAACGTACCGGAAATCGGGCCGGCGGCAGGTTCGCTGCCGCCCCTCCTTTCGGCATAGCCACGATGCCGTCCTTGCTGAACTCGATCTTGAACAGGTGGTGCAGCTTCTCGCGGCCGGCGAAGTAGAGAGCCATCAGCGCGGAGAAGTCGCTTTCGGGGAAGGCGCTCATGATCTTCATGCGCGCCACCAGAAACTCGTCGAACGCGCCCTCCGCCAGGTCGGCGCCCGGCACGCTTTCGCCCGAGCGCACCATCTGCGCGGCCATCGCACCCAGAATCCAATGCAGTCGGCCAGACAGCGGATTGCCCGAGGCGTCCAGTACCTCGCCCGCCATGCGCTCGATGGATTCGGCCATCGAGCCGGTCAGGTGACGGATGCTCCAGGCATCGCCGCCTACCTCGCCCACCTCGACCTGCTGGGTCTGGGTCTGGATGTCGTTCGCGCCGTCCAGGTAGTCCGAATAGCGGCCCTCGCCCAGGGCGAAGTCAGGGCCGTCCTCGGCCGTGGCCGCCAGGTAGTGCGCCACGGCTAACATGCGCTCCTGCACCGTCCAGCCGGCCGGGTCGTCGATACCCTGCGCGGATTGGACAGCGGCGCGCAAGAACGCGGTGCATTCGGCCTCCGAGAAGTGCGCAGGCATCCCTGCGACGGCGACGGACTCGCTGATGGAAAGCTCGCGCAGTTGCACCGTCAGGCGTCGCGTGCGCAGCAGGGGAAAGTGAATCATCGGTGGGTGCTCCTACATGGAAACGACCGCCGAATTGCTCCAGTCCTTGCGGTCGAGCGCGGTCAGCGTGCAGAGAGTCATGGGGACGGCGAGCTGGACGAAGCGCCCATTCGCATCCACCGGGGAATTGAGCGGCATTCCGATGGACTCGATCACCAGCGGCGAGAAGATGCGGCCCTTGTATTTCAGGGCAATCCGGGTCGGGGCTTTCGACGGCATCAGTGCCTCGACATAGCCCATGTCGCCCTTGGCCGTCTCCGCCGCGCGCGCGAGCACGGAACCGTCTTTCGACAGCTCGATGGGCAAGGCCCACTCCATCAGCTTGTTGAACGGGGCCTCGACCTCGCTGGCAGTGTCGCGCCAGGCCCTGAACAAGACCGTCACCGTGATCTTGACGGGCGGCATCCCGTTGAACACCTGCGTGCTGTTCAGCTTCGTGATGCCAGTGCGCCCCTCGAACTGCTTGAGGAACTCGTTGGACTTCTGCTGCGCGGTGCCTTCCTTGGACTTGCCCATGACCGCATCGACCACAGGCTGGAGCGCGCCGGATTGCAGCATCGCCATCAGCGCCGGCGCCTTCGATTCCGGGCCGGCCTGCTCGAACGGGCTTTGCCAGTTGAGCACCATCTCCAGGTTGGCGTCGGTCAGAGGCGCCATGACCGCAATGGGGTCGGTCTTGCCCTCGATGCGATCCCAGGCGTCATCGCCCGTCTTCGCTACCTCGTAGAAGGTAGCGATCAGGTGCGGAGAAAGGCCGTCCCAGATGGAAGTCAGGGCGTTCGCGCCCAAGGTGGCCGCTTGGCCGATGGATGGAATGGTCGCCATATCGAAAAAAGGGCGCTACCGTCAACAGCACAGCAGCGCCCAAGTCCCCCTCGGAGCAGCGGTTACAGGCCAGCCTTGCGACGCAGGCGCATCGACTTCAGACGGCGCATCATGGCGCCGGCGGAATGGCTCTTCATGCGGGCCTTGCGGATGGCGAGCTTCTGCTTGGCCGACAGGCGCACGGTGCCAGAGACGCGCTTGTTGATACGCACCTTCTTCCCGCCGCGCACGGCCAGCGTCTTGCGATACACCGCGTCGAGCGCCGGGGCGTTGTCGTCGTCCGAGAACACGAAGCCGTCCAGCTCGGCGCCGGCCTCGTCGTCGCCATCCGGCAGCACAGAGGCCACCAGGTCGCGCACGCGGTCGGCCGCGTCATCGTCCCAGTCGTTCAGCAGCGCGCCGGCGTCTTCCTCGGTGACGCCAGCCTTGACCAGGTAATCCCAGGCTGAGTTGAGCGCCACTTCCAGCACGCCCTGTTCGTCCTCGGTGATGTCGCCGTCGTGGTTGGCGTCGGCGATGCCCACGAAGAGGGCCAGCAGGCGGTCGGAGTAGCTTTCGCCGTCGTCCAGGTCGTCGGTTTCCGCCCACTGCTGCACGGCCGCGATGGCCGACAGCGAGATGTCGCGGATGGTGTAGTCGTCGGCGCCGGACAGCGCCGGCGCGTCGCCGGTCGAGTCCAGCACCTTGACGGGTTCGCGGCGCTTCATCGCCCCGCGCAACAGTTCGCTCATGCTCATGTTGATGTCCTTCTCGGTGATGGGTTACTTGGTCAGCGTCTGGGTGACGAAGGTCTGGCGGTTCGTGCCGTCGTAGCGGAGCCAGTACGACACGTCCATCGCGTCATAGGGGCGCTGCTCGTTCGGGCGCACGTCGTAGGCCCAGGCCGCGCCGTTCATCTGCGGGTCGTTGGACGGTGCCAGCCAGCCGGACGCCTGCGCACCCTCGAACAGCGTGGTCAGGAAGTCCCGCATCTTCTTCACGGACACGTCCATCGGAAGTTGCAGGAAGTCCTTGGCCGCGCGCGTCACGGACTCGTCGATGCTGGTGGACATGTCCGCCACCGCGATCAGCTTCTTCAGGCTCGACTCGACCAGCGCGCAGGTCAGCGAATCGCGGAAAACGTAGCGGCCGCCGCCCGTGTAGGTTTCGTAGATGACCGGGTTGATCTTCGCCCGCGCCAGCAGGTTGAGTTCCTGATTGGTCGGCGAGTAGGTCTGCACGATGCGCGTGCGCTGGAGCGGCCATTCCCGGCCCGCGATGGGGTAGTTCTTCGGCGCGAAGCCCTTGGCGTTCTTCTGGGCGTTGCGGCCGCAGCCGTAGGCAATGTTCAGCGTCTCGGTGCCGAAGTAGCCGTGCGGGTTGATGCCGGTCGGGTCGTCGCTCTTCAGCGGCGCCCAGAAGGCGTGCATCAGGTGCGCGGTCTGGCTGGCACCCATGTTGAGCTGATTCACGAACGCGACGACCGCCTCCGGCGCCAGGTTGCCCGGAATGCCGAAACGGAGCTGGCGGTTCGTGTCGAACGCGAGCTGGGCGAGCTGCGCCAGCAGGGCCGGGGCCTGCGTGCCACCAGACGAGATGTAGGCGTAATCGAACTGCGTGTATTGCAGCTTGTCGCGCGCCGCCATGTAGTCCTGGGTGGTGTACGCCGTGCCGCCCTCGGTGAAGCACACCATCGTGCCGGACTTCGCCCACTTCTGCTGCCCGTTGGCGTCGTAGCCGTAGGCGACAGAATCGGAGTCGACCACGGCCGAGGCGCCGGTGACGCCCGTGGTGATTTCCACCGCGTCGGTCTGCGCCAGCGCCACGTCGGGCAGGTAGGCCGAGTTGCCATAGTCGTCCTTGGCGTCGTTTTTCAGCGAGCCGTAGAACTCGTACAGCAGGTTGCCATCCTTGTCGCGCAAGCGCAGGGTCAGCTTGTCGTTGTCGGCCGGCAGCCCGCCGGAGGTAACTTCCTCGGCACGGAACTCCAGCACGATGCCGTCGTTGAAGCATTCCAAGTGCTTGACGGCGAACAGGTACGGCGTGGCCGGCAGGTCTTCGGACACGGTGAAGGTGAAATTGCCGGTCGGGGCCGGGGTTTCGCCGGTGCTCATCTCGGCCGCCACGACGGCGTACTTGATGGTTGCGGCCGACGTGCTCAGACGCTGGACGATGGCTTGGTAGGCGCCCTTGTTCAGGGCTTCCACCACATGCACCCACGCCTCGTTGAGCGCGGACAGGCGCACCTGTTCGCCACTGCCCAGCTTCTTGAACACGTTGCCGCGATCAACGGCGAACGGCTTGTCGATGCGGCCACGGGTGGCCCGCATCATGATGGCGAACACCTGATCGGAGTTGTCGGTGGTCGGGATTTCGGAAGCGTCGCGCAGCGGGTTGAGCTGCACGCCGGATTCCGAACCCAGTTGTCGCACGAAAGCGGTACTCATGGCCTCTCCCCTCGATTAAGCGTTCGCGCCGGTGTCGGCGGCGCCGTCCGTGCCGTTGCTGGCGTCGGTGGCGGCCTCGGCGGGCGCGGCATCCAGCAGCGCGGCCAGGTCGGCCTTCTTGGCGTTGGCCGCGAACTCGATGCCCTTGGCCTTCAGCGCGTCCTTGAGCTGGTCGTAGGTCAGTCCATCGGACGGCTTCTTGGCGGTGTCGGTGCTGTCGCCGGCGGGCGCCCCGGTGTCGGCGGCGGCCACTTCCGAGATGGTCAGCGCCAGCTCGCAGCGGCTCAGTTCGGCGATCTGCTCGACGCTCGACGCCAGGCGCTGGAACAGATCAGCGTCGGCAATCACGACCGTTTTCTGGCTGTCCTTGGCGTTGGCGACGTGGCGAAGGAACAGGCCCTCGACCTCGGGAAACACTACGTCTTGGGGCATGTGGTTCTGCACCACCACCTTCAGGGGATAAGCGGCATCGGCGAAAACCTCGGATACGAGGTCGTTGGCGTCCTTCCCGGTCAGGGAAGGAGCGCCCAGTTCAACAGTGCGGGTCATGGCTCCATCCGTCCTTTACATGTTGGTGACGTTGATGAGGGCGAAGCCGCGCGCCGAGGGGTCGTGCGGATTCACAGCGGTGAAGTTGCGGGCGTAGAAACCGGCGCCCTGGCGCAGGTCGGCATTCACAGCCAGCGGGATGACGGTCGGCGGAACGGCGTCGCCCAGCACCACGGGGTTGCGCGTCACGTCCGTGGCGCGACCCACGGCCAGAATCTGGGCGCTGGTCGCGGTTTCGTTCAGGCCCTTGGGCGTGTAGTACACGTCGTACTGGCCGAACAGGCGGCCCAGGCGGTAGATGCCGGGGCGCGGCGCGATGCCGGAGGGCTGGAACAGGTTGCTGGGCAGGCCCAGGAACTGCGCGGCCACGCGCTTGGTGACGTACAGATGGGTGACGCCATGATTCATGGTGTCCTCGGCCATCTTCTGCGACACGACACTCAGCGGGTAGGCCAGCTCGGGCCACACGCCGAAGCGGCCGCTATCGACGTGCGTCTGCGCGGCGCCGAAGTCGAAGGTCGCGGTGTTCAGCGCGGCCAGGCGAACGCCCTTGCGCAGCACGTCGTAGTGGCGCTCGTTGGCGAACTGCGCCTGGATGGCGATGACGCTTTCGCTGTACGGGTCGAGGCCCAGTTCGTTCGCCATCTGCGTGCGGCTGTCGATGGTCTGGTGCGTGGTGACGCGCCACGGCTTGGCGAACAGCGAGAAGGTATTGACCGCCGAGATGATGGTCGGGGTCAGCTCGGGCGTGCGCTCGAAGTCGATGAAGCCTTCGACCACCACGGGCACGGTGGCCGGGAGGGCCGGGGTCGTGGTCAGCACATAGACGCCGGTGTCGGTGTTGATCGTGCCACCGATGGCGTAGCTGGTGCCGGCAACGATGATGGTGCCGGACACGGCCGAATTGCCGCTGCCGGCGGAATCGACCTCGCGGGCGGCCACGCGACCATCCACATAGACGATGCTGCGGCCGCGCAGCAGCTTCAGGGCAGCGGCGTCCTGGTCGCAGGTGTCGGCGGTGGCCTGGATGGCGGTGATCTTGCCCGCCACGGCGCCAGGGGTGGTTTCGCCAGCGGCGGCCGGCATGGAGGTATGCACGCGGCTGGAGCTGATGTAGGCGTCGCCGGAATCCACGCCGTCCAGCAGCGCGCCCTGGGCGTAGGAGCCGAAGGTGTTGCCGGCCTGGTGCGTCATGATCGCCAGGCGGGCCTCGTTGGAGCCGATGTCGGCAGGCAGATAGTGCGCGAACGGGATGGCCTCGCCCAGGGCGGCCAAAATCGCGACAACGGCGCGGTTCGGTTGCAGCGAAAGCTGGTCGTGGTGTGCCGAGGTGGCCGAGTCCAGGCTGAACTTGCGGCGGGCGCTTTCGGTCGTGGCGTAGGCGGAGTGCATCGCCAGCTCGATCACGTCGGCCGGGGCCGGAGTGCCGTGCTGGGCTTCATAGACGGCAACGCCGTCCAGAACAGCGCGAGTAACGAGAGCGGCCGCATCGTCGCCCTTCGCCTCGTCCAGCACGGTCTGGAGGGTTTCGGGCACCTTGACGCCCGTATTCTGGCTGGTGGCCGTCGCCAGGAAATCGGTGGCGGCAGCGGAATCGAAGGTGCCACCCTTGGTGGCGTTTTCCTTCAGAGAATCGACGAATTGGGCTACTTCGGCAGTCTCGCGCTTGAAGTAATCCTGATGGATGCGCTTGGTCATGGTTTCGTGTCCTTTCGGAGAAGTTCAAACACTGGAACGCCGGCTGGTAGCCGACTGCCAGCTATTCTCAAAGGGGCACGAAGGCGCCAGACGGCGCTTTTTCCGGGTTTGCTACCCGCCTTGCGCATCCTCGTAGTCGCCCGGCGTCACCAAGTCGAGATCGTTGCGGCGGTTGGTGATGTAGCGCGTCGTATAGGGCGGGATGTTGGACGTGGTTTCGATGCCGACAACCTCAAACGCCAGCTTGGGCGGTGTCGGCCCTGTTCCCAGCAGCAGGTACATCACGTCATGGTTGCGAACGTCGAACCAGTCCGGGTGCCCGGAGGGTTCTTCCGGCTCGATCAGGAACCGGAACTCGTCGCCGGAGCCGATGTTGGCATCCCCGCGCTTGACCATCGGCGCGGGCGCGAAGCCGCCATCCGCCGGCATGGCGTGGCCGTAACCGAGGAAGGTGTATTCGTACTGTTCCTCGTCCATCGAATCCAGCACGCCCAGGCCGCCCATCGTCGGCGCGCCGGCGACAGAATCCGGCGCCGTGCGGGTGATGGTCTTGCGATACACCTCGCAATTCATGGTGTTCGGGTGGTTCATGACGACGTTGCGCGCCATGCGGTTGATCCCGGTCGGTACGTTGTTCAGCATGGTTTTTCACTCCGCAGCATTGGCAATTCGTCTGTCGTTCCATCCCCATGAACGCATTTGGGAAACTTGATCTGGGGTCAGAGAACCGCCCTTGAGTGCCGATTCAATGCGGCGCGTATAGGGGTCGATTTTCTTTGGCGGTCTGGCCTTCGGCGCTGATGCCGCCCGTTTGCTGGCGCGCCGGTCGCGTGCCTTCGCGGCTTCAGCCTTTCTCTGCTCGCTGGTCTTGATTCGCGCTGGGGCCTTGGACTGGATAGCTTCCTCGGCCTCCGTCTGCTTGACTGTGGTGTTTGCCTTGTAAGCTGACACGCCCTGCAAATGCCGCTCAAGGAACCGCAAGACGGAATTGGACGATTCCAGCTCGGTCATGACCCGCAGGACGTGCTTACATGCCACTCCCTTCAGGCCGGGATTGCGAATCTTGGGGAAGCCTGTCTCATCGCGCCCTGCATTGAAGCCGCCAATGGTGGCCACATAGCGCAGGAAGTACCTATGGCGGTCGCAACTGCAATCGAATTTCAGCCCACCCTTGCGCATCTTGTTGGCTTCCCTGCGCACGGCGGCCGAGTCGCCGCCAGAGGCGATGATGGCATCCACCGCATTTCGGAATTCCATCAACTGAATCGTGACATGGTGCCGCGTCACGCCCGGCGTCGAGCCGCCGGCGTTCGTGATGAACCGCACGGAATCATGGAGCGCCGATACCGGCACGCCCATCGTGATTTCCTTGCGCGCCCGGTCGATGTCGCTTCTTGCCCCGTCCGACCTGTCGGACAGATACACCAATGGCTTCGCCGATGCCAGGTCGATGACCTGCCGCGCCGTGATGCCTTTCCCGGTCGCAAACCCCGCCTGCTTTTTGGCGATCTGCATGTTGTGCCGGAAGGTGGCAAGTTCGTTGGCGGTGATTTGAGTCACGCCACCGTTCAGCGTGGTGAACAACACCTTGCCGGAGTCCCACTGCCCCGACTGAAGCATCTTGTCAGTCAGGATGGTGGATTTCGCAGCGGCCTCGGCTTCCGCACGTTGCTTGGCGTCAGCATCGAAGCGCCGATTCGCTTCCCCTACGTGGCCCTTGACCTTGCCGAACCAATCAGCCATTCAGGTACTCCCATTCAAGCCCCGAGCGGGTAGGCAGCCCGCGAAGCTGTTTGCTGATGACCGATTCGCTGATGCCCTTCGCCTTGGCGGCCGCCCCCCTGCTGGGGAACACTTCGCCCGTGGTGATGCAGCGAATTTTCTTCTGGTGCCGCGCCCTGGCCGCCTCATTGCGCTTGCGCTGGAACTCCGGGTCTTGGCTCAACCGCTTCATGTTCTCCCGCATCCGCTCCGAATGAGCGGCGGCAAAAGAAGGGTCAGCGTGCAGCTTTTTCAGGGTCGCCGCTGACGCCTCGGCTACGTTTCGATATGCCTGCCCACGCTCCTTCATCGCGCGACGACGGGAAGACGCCGCCTTCTCCTTGACCTCGGCGGTCTGCATGACCACAACCCTTGCACGGGCCTTCTCAACAAAGGCAGAGTCGCTCCATAGCTCCGCGTTCTGCTTGGCTGCGCGTGCGGTGTTTCTGGCGCGGAAGTCGGGACGCTTCCACTGCTCAGTCAGCAGGCGCTCGGCAGTGGGAAGGATATTCAGGGCGGGCTTCAGCCGGTCAATGGCAGCCTGCTCGCAGGCCCTCAGTTCGTCCAGATAGCACCGCAGCAACAGTCGAAAGCGAAGCGAATCCACACCAGTCGCGGCGGCGATATGGGAAAGGATGGGGTTGTCATGCTTCCCGTGCCGGAGGCGCGACTTGTGCTCGCCCCATCGTTTCTCCACATCCACGGATGAGCCGATATACAGCCGCCCGTCAGGGGCTTGGATGGCATAGACGCCGATGATTTTCTCTTTCATTCAGCCATCCTATGGGTCTGGAAAATGTCGATACCGTTACGTTTTCCGATATTTGATGCCTACGCCTCCGCCCAGGTGGGCGCGAAGTTCTCGCGCAGGTCGTCGATGGACTCGAAGCCCGCACGGCGCTTGATGTCGATGAGCTGCCCTTCGTTGGGCAGGGCGATGCGCTTCTGCGGCAGGGGCTGATCGACGGTATCCAGGCCCGCAGCAGCCATCACGGCCAGGAACTCGTCACGCCGGCCATAGACGCGCTGGGAAACCAGCGTCAGGTCGTACATCTCGTCCGGCTTCGTCTCGTAGAAGATGGCCGTGGTGTCCCACGGCTTGGTGTTCTCCGCGAACTTGCGCACCTCCCGGTAGAAGGATTTGGCCGCGCGGGTGTCCTTGTCGATCATGGCATCCCCCTTCAGATGGTCATGATTCCGCCGCCCAGCAGGTGCCGGAACGACTCGGCCAGCTTGACGGTGCGCTCCACGGTGTCGGAGCGGGTCGCGTGCAGGCACGTCGCCAGCGCGGCGATCTGGCCGCAGGTGATGGTGTCGGACAAGCGGTACTTGGGGCCGTTGGTGTCGATGCCGTCGCGCTCGATGGACTGCTCGGGGTTCGCGCGTGCGGCGCGGTCGCCGAATACCAGCCTGGCGCTCTTGCCGTCGGCCGCCACGCCGGCCCTGAGGGAGTAGAAGGCGGCAATGCCCGGCATCAGGTCGGAATCGGTGAAAAGCCCGTCGCGGGCGATGTCCGGCACATTGGTCAGGACGATGCAGCCCTCGCGGCGCTCGGCCCGATAGTCGGCCTCGGCGCCAACCACCAGCACGCGCGCGTCTGGGTCATAGACCGAGAACAGCGAGCACGGACGGCCGCCGTACCCGGTAAAGGTGGCCTGAATCTGGATCACGGCGCACCCCCATCGTCGGCGGACACCTCGTAGGGCCGGATTTCGGCCTTGCCGCCCTTGCCGCCGGCCTCGGCGCTTTCCACATGCACTGTCTGCACCAGCGGATACCCTGCGGGGTCGTCCGTGCCAGGCTCGCCCTTACCGTCGTTCGGCTCGCCAGCCTTTGGAGCATCGAACAGCGGGATTTCCGCGCGCAGGGTCAGGTCGATGGCAAGGATGGTCAGGTTCTTGGCGTCGGTGGCGATGGACATGGCCGGCATGTCCGGCGATTCGACCTGCACCGGCCAAGCTGTATCCAGCCCAGCGAAGCGGTAGGACGCCTCGAACCGGCGGTTCTCCGTCTCGTCGAGGAACAGCAGGAACTGCGCCGCCAAGGAGTGCGCCGACGGCTCATCCGTGGCGAACACCACGACCTGCGCGCGCACGTCGCCCGCCACGGCACGCAGGCCGAACAGCCGCTCCTTGGGGTCATCGGGAATCATGACCATCTGGCGGTCGGCCACCTGGCGGGTGTAGTCGCGCCCGGTCGGCGTGTAGTCCTTCGCCACGGCCACGATGATCGCGGGCAACTCGGGCGGCGTCGTGGGCGCGTTCTCCAAGTCGGAGCGCAGCCACAGGGACAGCATTTCCTCCGCCGCGTCGATCATGCGCGCCGGCGCCCAGGCGATGGCCTTGGCGAGCGGGCGCGCGACAAAGCCCTCTAGGGGCTTCGTGGTCGGCACGATGGAAGCGAAGTAGCGGCCCATGAACTGGCCGAGGGCGATCTTGACGGGCTGGAGCATGGGCGCTTACCGGCGGAGGAACTGGCCGAGCAAGCGGCCGTACAGGGGCACATGCTCGGCCGGGTCGGCGTTGCTTTGCGGCTCGACGAACTGCGGCAGGGACGCGGCGCCACGGAAGGCGGCGGCATCCCGGCGCATCCGCTCCACCGGGTCGATGGAAACGGCGATGGGCGCCACGGCCACGGCGTCCAACGCCGCACCGGCGTCGATGCCCTTGGCGGCCAGCATGGACAGCAGTTGCTCGTTCTCCGCGCGCAGGTGCTCGATGACCTCGCTTGCCGTGTCGCGCTCCGCATTCGCCGAATCCAGCAGGCGCAACACGCCGCGCAGTTGCTCGTCGTAGATGGCCGCCTCGATGTCGTCCAGCGTCATGTCGCGCACGTCGTCCAGGGTGTAGCCTCGGTTCGTGGAATAGTTCGGCTCCAGCACGTAGTCGAAGCCGAAGAACTCGGGGCGGTGCTGGTCGATGGCCGAGCTGAAGCCGCCCACGCGGCCGGCGTACAGCTTCGCCGCCACCTGGCCGGGGTCGTTGTTCAGGAACTCGGCCTGATGCTCGATAGTGCCGTCCGGGCTGGCGCGCAGCAGGGTCGTGACAAGGGCCGGCTCCACCAGCGACGGGCGGCCGTCGTCCAGTCCGCCCTCGGCCGGGTTCATGCCGAACTTGATGCGGGGCCAGTGCCCGTAGTAGCCAAGCATGTCGCGGTTCTTGACCCGCTCTTGGCAGGCCGGGCCGTTGATGGCGTCGCAGATGGCGCGGATGTTGAAATTCCGTTCCTTGCCTCGGAACTGGCGGCCCCGCTCCCGCAGGTTGTAGGTGATGACCTTGGTTTGCATAGGAACCTCCTTCTTCGGAGGATGGTAGGAGCCGCCCAGGGGGCGAAAGCGCGCCGTTTTCCGGCCCTGGCCGTGGTCACACGTCGGCGAACAGCCCTTCGGCCTTCTCCAGCACCGTCTCGGTCAGGCTGGTGGCGACGCTGGCCGCACCACCGGCCACCATATAGGTCGCGCCTTCCAAGAAGATGAAGCTCATGGCGTCGATCAAGTCAGGCGACTTGATGCCGTCGCGGCGCATGTTCTCCTTGCTCTCCATGACGTAGCGCAGGCCGCCAGCCTCGCTGAAGTGATACGGCAGCCGGGAACCCTGGTCGATGATCTTCTCGCGCAGTTTCTTGGAGATGTTCTGGGGCAGCACCACGCGGCCCTGGCGGATGGCATCGCGGAAGCGCACCATCGCGCAGGCGCGCAGGTTGTAGAACCGTGCCTTGTATTCGTTCTTGAAGCACGGGGCGCCCCAGTTCACCCGCGTCACCGTGGCCCCCGAACGCTCAATCAGCTTGCAGACGGTCGCACCCACACCGCCGGCATCCACGTACAGGGTGGCGTTGGACAGCTTGCCCACCAGATTCACCAAGTCGCCAGCCAGGTCGATTTCGTTCTTGTCGTTCGCCGCGATGGGGATTTCGATGAACTCCACCCGCCGCGCGTCCGGGCCGTGGTCGGCGTCGCCGATCACCTTGGCGACGATGGCCACCGAGTCGTCGCGGTACTCGCCCAAGGCCACGTCGGACAGCACCACCAGGCCGAAAGGCTCGTCGTCGCCGATGATCTTCCGGGGTTGGAACGCCGTCTCGATGTCGGCGCGCGTCATCAGGACGTTGCTGCTGGACTGCGCGAACAGGCCCAACACCCGAATCTGGTACTCGACGGAATGCCGGCCGCCGCTCTCCGATTCCCGCTGCCGCAGCCATTTGGTCGTGACGAACGGCGACAGCTCCGAATTGAAGCGCAGCGCCAGCCAGCTCCCACCGTTCTCCAGCTTCAAGGTGTGGTGCGAGTCGTAGAAACGCCCGGCGTTGCGCGCGCCCTGGGACGCCATGAGCGTGCGGTTCCCCGGCTGGGTCTGGGTGCCGTCGATCACGTCAAAATGCTCGTCCGGCACGCCAGCGGCTTCGTCAATGATGATGAGCTGCCAGTAGCGGTGCTTACCTGCTACCCCGATGGCCTCGCCCTTCTTCATGGCGATCTGGGTCACAAACCACTGATCGGCGTACCCGTTGACGTGGACGCGGGTCTTCGTGATGGTGAAGAAATCCAGTATCCAGGCATGCGGCCCGTTGCCGATAGCCACCCTGGCGTCCTGCATTTCCTTCCAAATGCCATCAGCCACCTGCTGGATGAACGGCGCACCGATGTACGTGTTGCTGCCGATCTCCACCTTGCCCTCATAGAAGGCCAGCGGGAAGCACAGCAGGTGCCACAGGGCAATCCGGGCGAACGCCGCCGTCTTGCCGGTGCCGGTGCCGGACACCACGGACACCTTGGCGTTCGGCTCGGTGATTCCCTGGAACAGCGCTTCCTGGTCTTCGCTCGGCAGGAACCCCGTCACCTCAACGGCAAAGCGCAGCGGGTCGGCGTGGTAACGCTCCACGAAATCACCGTAGCGGGGATCTTCAAGCAGGTTCCGGTTTTTTCTACGGCGGGCCATTCCTACTCGCCCCCTCCCCGGCCATCATTAAGCATGCCGCGCTCTTCCATGATTCGCGCCTGGCGCTCGCGGGCGGCCTGCATCTTCTCATCGAACACGCGGTACAGGTCTTCACTGGCAACCATGTTGATGTTGACATCAGCCTCCTTGTCTTTGAACAACCCCAGCGCGCGGGCAAGGTTGTCCGCTGCCTTCTCCTTGCTCATGGTCAGCACCTCAATGCCATCACGGCCCACCTTCACGCCGGAGTACGCCAGACGGGCAGCAGGCGACAGGTGGCGCGTATCCGCAAACCAGACCTCTTCCACTCCCTCGCCGTGGCACTCCGGGCAATCCTCGGCTGGCGGCAGGCGCTTGTCGTACCACTCCCCTTCATATTCCGGGAAGTCGCCGATGTCATCGTTCTGGTCAGCCTTCAGGCGGCGCTGACGCTCCCGCTCATGCTTCAGCCTTGCACCCTCCAATCCAGACGGCGTGTACTGGCGCTCATGGTTCTCTCCATGGCAGTACGGGCAGCACACCCGGCGCAGTTGCGAAAGCTCGTTGGCGTCCAGCTCGATGATGGCCGCCCACATCATCATCACCCCGTCCGCGTCTATGCCAAGACGGCGGGCGCGCACTGACGCCAGCGCCTGTATCGCATCCCTGACTGGAGTTTTTTGTAGGAGCTGGTAAGCAATCTCTGATGCGCTCTTCGGGCTGTACCCTGCCCTGATTGCGGCCTTGGTGCCATTCCAGTCCACCATGTATTCCCGGACGAAAACTTCCTGCATATCGGTCAGGTCTTCCAGCACCCCAAACTGGTCGGGGTCTTCCTCCAGAGAGTCCAAAGTTGTCGTGGGCAAGGTTTCTATGGTTTTCGCCTTGCTCATGGTTTCGGAAACCTTATGGTTCTCGGAAACCTTGGAAACCTTGCTTGCTTGCTTGGCGGCTATCTGGGTGCTGGCGCCCCTGGCGGCAACCTTCTTCGCTGCTACCTTCTTTGCTGCCGCCCTCTTGGTGGCTGGCTTGGCCTCTACCTTGGCTGGTGCCTCTGGCTTCTCTGCCGCTACCGCCCCTTCCGCCTTCGTCCATCCATCACGCAACGCCGTCTTGCGCACGGCTGGCCCCGACACGGGCAACTCCAGCTCGGCAATCAGCCATGCGTATCCGTCGCGTGAATCGCTCTCCCAGTGCTTTCGCGCCTTCGCCCACTCTTCGGGCGTCAGCTTTGGTCTTGCTGCCATACAATCAATCCTCATCCCACAGGGGCAGGCTTTGCTGTAGGGTATCGCTTGCGGCCATCTTGCATTCCATCCTGAACCGCTCCAGCTTGACCTTCACCCCCTTTGCCGCGCCGTTCGCCCGCCCGACGGAACTCATCAGCCGCGCGCCGCCCGGCATGTCCTCGAATCCTGGGTTCAGTTCGATGAACCGGGCCAGCGCCGCCGAAGCATCGCCCGTGGTTTCCAGCATCATCGCGGTGGACTCCCCCATGGCTTCGAGCTTGTCGTGTAATTTTTTCAGAGTCGCCACGTCCCGCAGCCGCGCTTTTTCCATCGCCTCCCACAACCAGGCGGAAACCTCGCGCTCTTGCGTCATGCGCGCGCCGGTTTCCCAGTCATCGTTCACGCCGAAAAGAAAATCCACGGACACGTCGTACACCTTGGCGGCCCTCGTGATGAGCCACAGCGGTACGCTGTTGGTGTCCGTCGCCCCCTCCACCTTGGACAGCTTCGAGCTGTTGCTGTAGCCCAGGCGCTTGGCCGCCGCGCTCTGCGACAGGTTGCACAGCTCTCTGGCCTGCCGCATCCGCGCTCCGATGGTTCTCACCGCTGCCGCCTGCTCCATGCGCGTGTTGGGTGCCGATTTTCTTTCTGCCATTCCTAAATCCTCTTTATCGACCAGCCGCCACCATCCTTCTTTGCCGCCTTCTGGCACAGAAAAAAACGGAACGGGAACATGGATGCCGCCATCTTCAGCTTCAACCAACCATCCTCACGAATGAAACCGCCCTTGGTTTCGTGGAACTCCAGGGCGCCATCAGCCGCCACAACCATGAAATCAGGCGTGTAGCGGGTGTTGTGCGCCAACTTGAGCGTGACAGCCTCGTACTGCCACGCCAGAACCGAACCGGCCAGGCGCTGGGCTTCCAGCATCCCGGCGTATTCGGCCTCTGTCTTGTTCATGGCCGGGTTTTCCGTGGGCGCCGTGTACGTGCAGGCCGCCTCCGGCTGGGCCTGGGGCAACGGTGCGGCCTCCGGCGCCGGGTTACGGCGCAGGTGGGCGGCCAACTGCTCTTCGCTCCATCGCAATGCGTTCGCCATCGTCACCCCCTGCACCCGTTGAGCCAGTCCAGCCTGGCAGCCTTCACGTTTTCAGCCGCCGGGCCGAACATCGGACACTGCCGGGGATACGTCGAACTCTCGAACGTGGCCGTGCTGGTGCTCTTGGCGCACAGACCGAAACCGAGACGCCCCATTTGCCCGGCGTCCTTCATTCGGTAGTGGGCGCAGTCGATGCAGCGGACGGTCTTCTGGGCTATCGGCATCCGCCCTCCAGTCGTTCGAGGGTCAGGGCCAGCAGGTCGAGTTCGGAAAGGCCGTAGGTGCGCTCGAAGGCTCTGGTGCCCAGCCCATGCAGGCCGGTCTTGCCGGTGTGGTGCTCGGGACACAGGGGCACGGTCAGGTAGTTGCTGGCGCGCTGGGCGCCGCCCTGGTCTTCGCGGACGTGGTGAACCTGCGCCGGCGTGGCGCCCAAGCCCAGGTGATCGCACAGGATGCAGCCCAGGGCGGCCACGCGGCCCATGTGGCGCTTCTCGGCGGCGGTGGCGGCGCGCTTCATTGGTCGAACCTCATCAGCTCATTGACGACGCGCTCGACTTCTTCCTCGCTGGCGTAGCCGGCGGCCTTCAGCACGCGGTTCCACACCACGGTCAGCACAGCCCGGAACACCGTCTCGAACCGCTCTTCGCTCATGGCGGCGAACGACAGGCTTTCCGCCTCCAGCCGCACCTCGCCGCGCGCGTTGTAAACGGCCTTGTAGAAGCCGGCCAGGATGGTCATGTCCTTGCGGAAGCGGTCGAAGTCCTTGGCGACGGGCAGGCCCTGGTACTCCAGCGGCGTCACCGGCTCCCACACGTCGAACGCCAGCTTGAACAGGGCGAACGCCTTGCGGTGGAACTTGACGTTGCGGGCGCGGCGGATGGTGGCGCGCACGCCCTGGCCGGCCTTCAGCTTCTCGATCAGCGCGCGGGCTTCTTCGTCGGCCGGTGCCAGCGCGCCGTTGGGGGTCTTGACCAGCACCACGTCCATCAGTCGCCCTCCCATTCGTCGCGCTCGCGGCGGTACGCGGCAGCCAGGGCCGACACGACGAGGCCCAGCAGGCCTGCCACCAGCAGCAGGCCGCCCACGACGGCCAGGAAGATCGTCTCGATCACGCCATGCCTCCCCGGTGGCTCTCCCAGTCGAACGGGATGAACTCGCCGCCGTCTTCGCGCAGGCGGTCGAAGATGCGCTCGCCCAGGAACGCCTGCACCTCGTCGCGGGTGAAGTTCGACAGCAGCAGCGTCGGACGGCGCTTCTCGTACCGCTCGTTGAGCACGTCAAACAGAATCAGCCGCTCGGCGTCGCTGCCGAACTGGACGCCCACCTCGTCGAGGATGAGCAGGTCGGGGAACACCAGCGACGCGATGGCCTCGCTCTCGCTTTGCGTGCTGTTGCGCCCCCAGGTGTCTTTCACCCGGCGCACCGCACGCATGACGGTCATGAACAGCACGCTACGGCTGTCGCGCTCCATGATCTGCAACCCGATGCCCACGGCCAGGTGCGTCTTGCCCGTGCCGGGCTTGCCGATGAACAGCGCGGAGCGGCCGGTCTTCAGGGCAGCGTCGAAGCCGTCGGCGTAGCTCCGGGCGAACGCCAAGGCGCGGCGCTGCCCCTCGGTGCGGGCCACGTAGGTTTCCAGCCGACGGTCGCGGAACCGCTCGGGGATGCCGGCGTCGCCGATCTTGCGCTGCCAGGCGGCCATGCGCTCGGCGCGCACCTTTGCTTCTTCGGCTTCGCGCTCTTTGGCGACAGCCTCAGCGCTACACGCCGGGCACTTCGTCCAGACATTGCTCAGGAAGCAACGGCTCTCGTACTCGCCGTGCTTCTCGCACACGGCGATTTGGGTTTTGGGCGGGGCATGCAACCCCAGGTCGGCGATGGCTTTCACAGGCGGCCTCCAGTTCCGTAATCGCGTTGATCGAATCCGCCGTGGGCGGTGCTGCGCGTGGGCGGCGGCATGGACTGGCCTTCCTGCTGGAGGCGGGCGTACCACTTCGCCTTGAAGCCCTGCCACGAGTTCGTCGCGGACACCTTCACCGCCTCGGCAGGTGTGAGGCCGGCCTTCTTGGCTTCGCCCTTCACGTCGTCCCATGCGGTCGGCGTCAGGGGGGCCTTCTTCTCCTTGCGCACCTTCAGCCAGTCCAGCGCGTGCTGGCGCTCGACGCCCTCTGCCACCAGCTCACGGACGCCCAGGGCGCGCGGCAAGCTGTCGTCGGCAGGGCTACCCGCGCCATCGCCGACCTGTCCGGCGACCTGTCCGGCAGGCCCAGCCCCCGGACGGGTTTCGCCGTCAGCAGCAGGGGCGTCCGGGTTTTCAGCCACGACGCCATCGGCAGAATCGGAATCTGGGGTGCGGGGCGCGGAAGCGCCCTGTATTTCTTTCTCCTGTTCCTGTTCTTTCTCCTGTTCCTGTTCTTGGCTTCGTAGGGGCTTAGAAGGGGCTTCCATGGGGCTTTGTTTTCCCCTGCATACGGACATGCAGAAAGCGTCCTTGTATTTCTCGTAAAACCGCACCAAATAAGGGTTATCGGGCAGTGATCCGTACTCGTTCTGCACCCCCTTTACACGCAAATCATTGGGTTTGAGTGCGTCCCCGATCTGGTACGAAGCCATTTCGATCACCCACACCACCTCCGAAGCCTCGTCATACTCACAAAACCCCGCTTCGATGGCCCTTTGAAGCCCCTTTGAAGCCCCTTCCAAGCCCAATCCAGTCTCGTGCGCAATGAACATTTCAGGGCAGTAATACAGGCCCAGCATGTTGGCGTGTGGGCTGGTCAGCAGGTACATGGCGACGATCTGCGCCTCCACGCCCGCTGTCCGCAGCCGCTTGCCAGTGGCTCCAATCCAGAACTTCGGGCCGACCTTTGAGTAATCACGCATTGCTGCACTCCATCGGCGAATAGAAGCCAGGCGCATCCCTGAAACGCTGCGCAGCAGCCATCAGGTATTCCCGGCATCGTTCGGTGACAAGCCAGCGCCTGCCATTCAGCTCGGCGCCACGGCCCGTTGTGGCCCAGCCACCGAACGGGTCAACAATCAAATCTCCTGTTTCGGACAGGAATCGAACAAAGTGCTCCGCCAGCCTCACCGGCATCAGCGCCGGATGGGCTTGCAGGCCATTGGCAGAGGCGAAATCACGCGCAGGCTGCTGGTCGGGGCATCGGTGCGGGATAGTCAGCACGTTCCGGGCTATTGCGCCCTCGGTGTGCGCGCCAAAGCTGCCCTCTCGCAGCGTGTATGCGCCGCCGGTGTTCCTTGCGTACCGCTTCACGCCGCCAGACTCCACGAAGCGCCTGTGCTTCTCTTTGTGCTCTTGCAGGCACCGGCGGTTGTCGGCCAGCACCAGCTCTGGGTCATTGGTGAACCACAGGACATGCTCGTAGGCCGTGTTGTGATGCACTCGCTTGATGGACGCCCACTGAACGGGGCCGGGTGGCTTCGTCGGGTTGTGCCAGACAAAGCGCTCCATGAGGTGAAGCCCCAGGCTGTCGTGCAGAGCCAGCGTCAGCCGCTCAACGTACAGCGATCTTGCTGGGGAACCGGGCATGAAAATATCGTTGCCGACGTTCAGAACGATGCTCCCGCCTGGCCGCAGGCTCTTTACGACCGGCTCCATGATCGGTAGCAGCCAGTCGATATAGGCCGATTGGTCAACGTTGCCGTATGCGCGCTGCTTTGCCAGCGGGTACGGCGGCGACGTGAAGGCCAGGGTTATTTCTTCCCCCAGGCCGCTGAAAACGTCTTCCGCACTTGCCCACAGGGCGCACCCCAAGCCCGTTGAAAAGGCCAGCAGGACGGAACGCTTGGGCGCGGGCGTCAGCTCTTTTTGCGCCTCCCCGCTCAACCTCCAGGTTCCTCGATCCACTCGCTCCAGGACACCCAGGCGCTTCAGCGTCTGCTGATGCCAGCGCACCTTGCGCTCGAACAGGTTGCACTCTTTGCCCGACTTGCCAACAGGCGAACGGGCATCAAGAACGCTCTCCGGCAGGTCAAGCTGTAGCGCAAGCTGGCCGAACAACTCACGATTCGTCAGGCGGTCGCGGCCAACGAACGGCGCCATGACCGCTTCAGCCGACAGGTGTTTGATTTGTTCCGTCATTCCCTGGCCTCCCGCAGCGGTACGAATGCACCCGCCAAGCCGCAGGAATCCAGAACGTCAGCGTTGGCCTTGCCGAACGCGACCAGAACAGACGGCGCGCCAGCATTACTGGTTGCCCGCCGCCCACCAGGAAGGTGAAACTTGATTCGCCCGCGCAGGAACAGCAGCGCGTCGGCCTTGGGCCAGACGTGCTCGTGAAAGGACGCGGTTTCGGTACGGGCGAACACCAGGGCAATCGCATCGCCATGGGCTGCGCACCGCGCCAGCCATTCAGCCGCATGCGGGCCGTATGGCGGGTTGCACCAGACGCGACCAGCCCATTCATGCGCCAGGCCATCGTCGCGGATCGTGAGCTGCTGCTTTGCCGTGCGCCACGGCTGAAACTCGCTGGCGCAGGGGTCAAGATCAAATTCACCAAGGGGAGCCAGAATCTCCGGCGGAGTCAGCCAGTCGTGTGATGTGGCCTCGGAACCAGCGGCACCAGTTTCAAACAAAACATTCATGTCGCCTGCCCTCCAAGAGCTAGGGCAGGCACAGACAGTGCCTCTGAAAGCGCCCGCTGGGTCATTGACAGCGCATGCCGCAAGCCCTGCACTTCGCCGTCCTGCGACAAGCGAAGCGCCTGCTCGGCGGCAGCCATCTGTATGCGGCCCACGTTGGCATTGGCCGGCAGCCCCAGGGCCTGGGCCAGCTCGGCACGCACCGCGTCAATTGCGGCAGAATCCCTTTCCATGCGCTGCCGTATCCGCTGCTCTTGCTCCCTGACTTCTTTGGAAATTCCTTCCGTGACATCGAGCAGGCGCTGCGTCTCATGCTTGTAGCGGTTCTCTGCGGTCGCCCTGTCGTCGAGAACATTGCGCACATCGTTGCCAAGTCGCTGGCCGATCTTGCGACGCATCGACCACTCATCTGCCAGTTCCGGGCGCTTCTCGGCCAGCAGGCGGGCAACCTCGCGCCTCATGCCGTCGATGAACAGCTTGACCCATGCCGTATGTGGCAGCGTCTCGATAGGCCGCAAGGTCGGCGCCTTGATGGTTCGCCATCCATCCGCATTGCGGACAATCAGCCCGCAGCCTTCGGGCAAGGCCGATCGTTCAACCAGACCAGCAGGGACAGCGAAAATCACGCCGGCGGCGAACGGCAGATAGGTCTGCCACTTCCCTGCCGTGATGTCGCGCCGGTAATCCGACTGCGAAACCTTCACCTCATAAGCCATGGGCCTGAATTTCGTGAACGACGGCTCGATGCTGTAGGCGTCGGGGCGCGGGGAACCTACCGGGCCGAGCTGCATATCAGTCCAGACAATGCGCCCCGTTCTTTCGCGCAGGTGCTGCGCCAGGTCGTTAGCGAGTTCGTCGTGCTTCATCGTGACGCCCTCCGCTCGGCGGCTGGCACCAGCCTGTATTGCGCCACCCGGCACTCTTCGCCGTTTCGATTGCGCACGGCAACCAGATCCTTGGCGATGTCGTGCCCCTGTTCCTTCAGGTCATAGACGCGCGCACCCAGACGATAGATACCCAGTTCGCTCCACGCCTCCAGCGGCGTGATGGGGCCGCGCTTCAGCCGCTCCAGCAGTCGGTCGCATTGGTTCATAGCGCACCCCCGCGAATGGCTTGCAGCAGTTCGCCCGTGGCCTTCATCAGCGCCAGCAACAGGGGTTCGAGGGCGCGACGCTCATCCGCGCAGAAACGGCCGTCCTTGGCAGCCTCGGAACCCACGCCCAGCAGCTCCGACGCCGACGACACCAGCGACAGGAACAGGCGCACCGCCTCGGCCGGCTCGCGCGGCTCCAGCTCAAAGTCCATCGGCACCTGGCCGACGAGATGCGCCAGCGCGAACACAGTCCGCCGGGCCTGGGCCACGATGACGATTTCGAGGATGACGCCGAAGCTGGGCGGCGGCGCGTCGTGGTCGGGGTTGATGCCGTTCGCCAGCGTGTTCCCGTTTATGCCCATCGCTTCCGCGATGGCGCGGACGCCGCCGGGGTATTCCTTGGCGTCGGCCTGGAGCGCCAGGAACAACGCGCGGTGTGAATGCTTGATCGGTCTGCGCATGACGAACGCCCTTTCAGATTCGCCTACCTTCGTAGGCTGCTTTTTTAGAAACTGGCATCCCATGAACGCCAGCAACAGTAGGGATGCCCGCCCGCTCTCTCAGGACAATGGAAGCTCCTACACAACCACAGCCATCGAAAGGGGCAGACATGAACGAAGAGTTGGACAACAAGGCTTTCTTGATGGGTGCGCTTGCGGCCATCGGATCGGTGACGCGGGCTTTCATATCGACCAACCCAGATCAGGCCGCACTGCTTTCTGCACTGAACTTTCAGAAGCAGGAAACGCTTTCTCACCTGTTGGCGCAGCCATACCCGGAGCAAACGCTTGTGGCGTTTCATGTTGCGTGGGACATGGTTGGGCATCAGGAAGCAGACCCAGAAGTCGTGCCATTGCATCCATAGACGCGGCCCAGGGTTTAGACATCGAGAGGCCCGATCTGAATCAGTGCGGGCGCCCACCCCTCTGGCTCGCCGGACAGACCGTCGGGCTGGGAATGAGCGGACTCTGGCGAAACGGCCGGAACGCCGACGCGCTGCTGCGCGTCTTCGGTGGGCGTGCCGACGGCTACCTTGGCTTCAGGCATGGGGCATCTCCTTGGTGGTGGCCGAACTGGTGCCGCGCAGGTACGCCCAATCCACGTCAGGGCGCAACTCTTCGCACGTCACGGAACCAGCGGATTCGCGCTCGATGTTGATACAGAGGCTTTCGCCTGCGCGCCTGTGGCCGTAGACGACATTCCGTAGGAAGGCGTAGGTGGTGCCGCATCTCGACGCGAACCCCTCCCGTTCTTCTGCCGTCAAGGTCTTGATGAAGTTTTTCAGTTCCATGCCGCGCAGCATACACCAAACGGTGTATGAATCTCAACACCAAACACCGCTTAGGGAATTCACCAAATGGTTACAAGCTGCTGTAATGTCCAGATGGATATTGCAGACACCCGCCGGAAAAACTTGCAGCGCCTTGTCCAATCAGAGGGCCTCTCGGTTGTCGCCCGCAAATGCGGGAAGCCCGACCGCCAAATCAACGACATGCTTGCTGGTCGAAAATCCTTCGGAGAAAAGGTTGCTCGCGCCATAGAAAAGAAACTCTCGCCCGAAAAGCCAACTGGATGGCTTGATGTTGAGCGCTCCAAGAGCGGGGACGAGGCTCCCACTCATGACACTAAGCCTTTGGCTGCAATGGAGCCGTCACAGGATTTCAAAAGTACGACTGATACCGGTTCAGAGCGGATCAGGGTTGCCTACGAGCACGCGACCGAAGAAACAAAAGCTCTTGTTGATGTTGTCCTTGGCGTGGCGCAGCCAGCGCCGCCCTGGATGAATCAGACGGCAAGCCGGTTCATCGACGGGTTGCTGGCTGACATCAAGGAATGGATGCCCGAGAGAAAAAAGAAAACCGCAGCCTAGGTTGCGGCTTGTGTGGTCTGATGGAAAGGAAATCGCATGAAATTCACTCGCTTTTTGGCGTTGACCGTGGCATTCGCCCCGCCGGCGGTAATGGCCGGGCCGCTTGATGAATTACTGGGTGCGGCGATCAATGAAATGACCAAGAACGCTAGTGGGAATTCTGCGCCAGCGCCAATCGCACACGGCAAATCCGGGGACTCGTTGTTTTTCAAGGCGGGAAACACATGCAGCGGAGGACAAGAAGAACGGGCGAATTCATGGGCAATAAGATTGCTAAACGACATCAATCCAGCAAAAACGCCGACCATAGAATCGTTCTGCTCTGACTTGCGTGCTAGTACCAATAAGTTAGATGCGCCGTGCTACGCCAGTTGCGAATCTCAGTACCGCGAATATTTCGATCAGGTCAAAGAGGCAAAAAGGGAAGCCGAAGCAAAGCGAATTACAGTTCGCCAGGAAGAAGAGCGCCGAGCGGCTGAGCAACAACAAGCCGAGGCCGCAAGGGTGGCCGCGCTCAAGGCGGGCCAAGTCAAGCCGAGCAACCTGAAAGAAGCGACCATCGTTTACAACGCCGAGCACGGCGGATCGCTCGCCAGCGCGCCCAAAATCAGACCCGACGGCGCCATGTACTACATGAATGGCAAAATAAAGATGGCCGGGGATAAGCCGGAATTCCTCGCAGCCCTTTCGTCTTCACAGGACAATGAGTTGCTTGCCAATGCCCTGCGCCGTTCGCGCGGAATGGGCGAAAGCACTGACTATTTCGCTGTGATTATTCCAGATCAATTGCAGAAATACTACTTCGATGGCGCAAAGATAGAAGGCGGGTTCGATCTTGTTGGGCGCTACATCTCGAACACGAAATATAAGACGGTTGCCGGACAGGAAAAATTAGCTCCGGTATTTGAAGCGGTCTATCTCGTATTCTGGCAGTAAGGTGAAATTGATGCTTTCTATGCCAGAAAATATTTATGACCACGATGAGTGCTTTAGCTGCCAAGTATTCAGGAAAACGAAGAAAAACAAATCCGAATACACATTTGTTGGCAATGGATATGCGCTGCAAGCCAACAAAGGCACCATAACCCAAGACAATTTATTCTGCTTTTTTGTTTCCCCGGAAGAGCCGTCGGGTCATCCCGACTGGTTCGACGTTCGCAACCATGACGTGATGTACCTGCTGCTGGGCGCCGGCCCGGACGCGCCGCGCCTAGCCTTCGAGGTCGTGGTAGCCGAAGCCACCCCGGATGAGCCGCCCTACAACACCCGGTTCATCATGAGTCGCCGGGACGATCTGCATCTCCCGGCCGGAACCGTCAGCGATGATGAAGAGGGGGATCGAGATTTACAAACCCTCAACGACGAGCTTTTCAATCGTCTGCGCTTGCTGGGTTCGGCTGCTCGCACATGGCTCCAGTTCGACCGGGCGGAGCTGAAGCGTCGCGTGTGCGACAAGGTGATCGCGCATTTCCGCGCCGCGCCGCCGCCAGAACCGCGCGAGGGCATTGAAAACGGTCTCGCGTTCCTGGCCCTTCTTCTGCAAGAAGGCAGCGAGCACGGCCTGTACGACGCCACGATGCTGCAACTCGACCAAATGATCTTCCAGGCCGTCGCCGAGCTGGACGACGACGAGCAAGTGGTGTTGCTGCTGCCGATGGTGGACGTTGAAGACCTTGCCACCGATTGGGATGCGAGCGAATGGGCAAAGGTATTGCGCACGCGCCTTGTCCCCGAATGGGAAGAAGAAATGCGCTCCATCGTCCTGCACCGCGTTGAGCTGGCTCAGGTGTCGGCTGCATGAGGCGCATGGGTGGACAGACATGAATGAGCAAATCGCGGACATCCTGCGACAACTACAAGCAGAGATGCGCGCCGAATATGAATCGACCATCACTACCTTCCAGCGTGAGAACGCGCTACTCAAGGCGTTCTGTCTATCGCTTCTGACAGAAGCCGAACATCCTCAAGTAGCTCTTGCACGCCTCCTGAGTCGGTGTGAAGACATTGAAGGCTTTGCGCTCTTTTCTGAATGGTCAGAAGCAGAGGTTCAATCTCTTTTGCCAACTGCGAACGCGCTTCTCGAAGAACTGCGGCAGCGCCTTCCTTCGTGATAGCTTCGGTGCGGGCGCGCAGATCGTCTAGCACCGCCTGATCGCGTTTCCTTGCTTCTTCCCACGCCCCCCACAACCACTCGCCCCCCCCATTCTTTGTCGCCTGATCGCCGACCGCCACCTCTGCGGGCGGCTTCCCCGCCCCCTGTGCCGTTACCGCGCGCAAGTGACGGCGAGCCGCCAAGACATTCCAGGCCGCCGCCCCCAGGTTCAGGCCCACGGCCACCGCGAACCACGCCCACCACCAGTTCCCCATCGTCCATCTCCGCAAGCCCGGCATGTCGCCGGGCTTTTATTTTGCCCGAATTACACCAAATGGTGTTGACAGTAACTTCACCATTTGGTGTAATGCACTCCATCAACACGCGCAACGGCGGGCAACCCCCGGCAACGCACCCGCTCTTTAACAACGAATCCGCCGATGTTGCTCACCCTCCTGTGGGTGTTCGTCCGGCACAAATGGCACCGCCTGGGCATGGCTGGTCGGTGCGCGGTGTCTCTGCCGTTCCCAGTCCGCAAAGTCGGTACACGGGGCAAGAGAGTGAGGCGCAGACGGCCAAGAGCAGCAACGGTTACAGCCGGTTGGAATCCCGGCACCGCCCGCCCGAGCGCATCGGGAACGAAGCACCCAACACCCAAGGAGGCCCCATGCCCAGCATGACCCAACGCCGTTGTGAAAACTGCGGCGGCACCTTCGAGGCCAGAACGGCCGACGTGAAACGTGGCTGGGCGCGCTTTTGCTCGAAGTCCTGCAAGGCCATCAAGCAAGAGAAGCGCACCGGCCAGCATGCGGCCCACAAGGCCTGCTGCACCCAGGACGACGGCTACGACCGGGACATGGATGCGGCAGGCCACCCATTTGCATCCGGCTACTTCGGCCACGGCCAGGAGTAGCCATGAAACGACACATTCTGATGGGGCGGTCGTTCATCGTGGTCGCGGAATTTCCTGACACCGATGAAGGAACGCGCGCGGCGAACGCGCACATGGAAGCAAACCCCGGCGTGGGCGTGCTGGCCGTTACCTGCGGTCGCATCGTCCTGGCCGACAAAAAGGACAAGGGCAGCCCAACGCCCATTTCCTGACCAAGCAGCAAACCTCAAACCACAAAGGAACCCTCATGAGCAACATCATCGGCATCATCATCGGCAAGGCGCTGGGCAACTGGCAGCGCATCGACGCCGAGGGCAATAGCATCGCGCCGGCCGCCGGCGACTTCGACGCCCACCCGACCTACGCCGGCATCGCCGACGAGGTGATCGACGGCCAGCACCTGGTGCGCGTGCCGGCCTTCTACTACCGCTCCGGCGCCGTGCCCGCCGGCGAGCACGCGGGTAAGAAGGCGCTGTGGGTCAGCCCCGAACCCGCGCCCGGCTTCGAGCTGCACCCCGCGTTCCGTCACCACGGCGCCGAGCTGGCCCAGTTCCACGTCGGGAAATTCCAGGGCACGCCGGACGGCGACGACAAGCTGGGCAGCCAGCCCGGCCTGAAGCCGTTGACCTCCATCAACTTCCCGACCATGCAGGCGCGCGCCGCCGCGTGCGGCGAGGGCTGGATGCTCTGGAGCATCTACCAGCTCGCGGCCATCCAAATGCTGGCCCTGATCGAAATGGGTACGCCCGACGCCCAGGCCGCAATCGGGCGCGGGCACGTCGATGGCGGCGGCGTCCAGCCTGTCGATGATGAACTGGTCGTTCAAGCCACATGGCGCGGCATCACCGGACTGTGGGGCAACGTCTGGCAGATGGTCGATGGCTTGCAGACCAATGCCGACATCGAATACCGCATCTGGGCCACCGACGGCAGCCAGACCTACGTGGAAACTGATGTCGAGGCGCCGGGCGATGGCTGGTTCCGCCGCCGCGCCACCGACCGCGACGCCGGTTTCGACCTGGGCGCGGTGTTCCTGCCCGCCACGACGCGCGACGACCGCGACGAATCGGCCTTCGGCGACTACTTCTGGAGCTACCCGAACGCCGTAGCCTGCCACGGCGGCCTTTGGGGCAACGGCCGGGACGCCGGCCTCTTCCACCTCAACGTCGGCAGCGACGCGGGGGTCTCGAGCTCCAACATCGGCGGCCGTCTCGCAAAGGTGTAGTGCCTTTTGTGACCTGTGTCATGTCAGGGGCAGGCCCGCCGAGCGGGCCGCCCCAAGCGCCCCGTCAGGGGCGCTTTCGATTTCCCCCTGCTGAAAGGAGCGCATCCATGAGCGCATCGACAACTGCCTGCGCGGCGGCCATGCCTGCCGCGCGGCCGGCCCGGCTCATCAAGTGCCGGGTCAGCGTGAGAACGGCGACGGGCGAGCAGCACAGCTACACCGCCCTGTTCAAGAGCACCTGCGGAGCGGTCATGGATGCACTCGACCGCTTCGGGTTTTGCAAGGTCAGCGTGGAGGCGATGCGCGAATGAAGGCCCTCAAACGCCTGAAGAAGCGCCTCGCCGCCTACCGCTACTACCGCGCACGCGGCTACGGCATCCGCCGGGCCTGGGAACTGGCCGGGGTGACGCTATGAACCTCGCCACGCTCCCAGGCCCCGGCGACGAGGCCACCTGGCCGGCCTACACCGGCCACCCCAACGACCCCAGGGCACCCGACGACGAAGGCCGCGACACGGCCATCGACGAACGCGCCGCCGAGCTGCTGACCGCGCCCGGCTTCACGCCCTTCAACCCCGCCAACCTCTGCGAAGCCCTTTGCGAAACGGGCGACCCGCAGATCGAGCCGCTTTGCCGCCTTCTGGCCGAGGGCGACACGGCGGCGGCTGGCGAGGCGCTGGCGCGCTTGGCGCGCGGCTACTGGGAACCCATTGCCCGCAAGGAAGCGGAGCGCCAGATCGACGCCGAAGCGGACAGCGCGTGCCGCCGGTGCCGTGGGCGCGGCTGCCGCCGCTGCGAGGCCGACTGATCGAAACCTACCGGAGAACCCCTCTCATGAACTACCCCGTGAATCAGGCCCTGGCCGTGCGCCAGGACTTCGGCGGCACCAGCTCGACCCTGGCCGCCCAGGAAACCGCATCGGCCTACGTGGCCGCCCAGGAAACCGCATCGGCCTACGTGGCCGCCCAGGCCAAGGCCGTTGTCGAGGCCCGCTACGTGATGGCGCTGCGCCGCCCGCGCCAGTGGGATCAGGTGCGCCAGGACTTGCTCAAGGAGTGCAAGCGCCCCAGCTTCGCCAACAACAAGTCCGCCTACTACCGCAAGCCCATCGGCGACGGCGTGGAGGGCCTGGGCATTCGCTTTGTCGAGGTGGCCTTGCGCTGCATGACGAACGTGCTGGTCGAAACCAGCATGATCTTCGAGGACGAGGGCAAGGAAATCCACCGCGTCAGCGTCACCGACCTGGAATCGAACTTGACCTACCCGCTGGACGTGCGTGTCACGAAGACGGTGGAGCGGTCGAAGCCGTCCGACGACGGCACCTACATCAGCGTTCGCAAGAACAGCTACAACCGCAACGTCTATACGGTGCCCGCCACCGACGACGACCTGCTGAACAAGCGCGCCGCGCAGATTTCCAAGGCCATTCGCACCCTGGGCCTGCGCATCATCCCCGGCGACTTGCAGGACGAGGCCGAGGCCATCATCAAAGCCATCCGCCTTGACGAAGCCGCGCGCGACCCCGACACCGAGCGCAAGCGCATCGCCGATGCCTTCGGCGAAATCGGCGTCAAGGCCGCCGACCTGACCGAATACCTGGGCCACACGCTGGACACCTGCTCGCCCGCCGAGCTGGTCAATTTGCGCGGCATCTATGGCGCCATCCGCGACGGCGAATCCTCGTGGAAGAGCGTCATGGAGAACAAGGCCGAACAGCAGGCCGGCAAGAACGGCGGCACGGGCAATGCCGGCGGCGGGGCTGGCGCCGGCAACGGCTCTAAGGGCAGCTCGCTGCCGACGTGCAGCGATGAAGCCTTCGAGAAGAAGAAAGCCGGGTGGCGCAAGGCCATCGAGGGCGGCAAGTCGGTGAACGACCTGATCGCAATGATTCAGACCAAGGAACTGCTCACCGACGACCAGAAGATGGAAATCGCGTCGTGGGCGACTGAAGGGGGTGCGCAGCAATGAAAATCCACGAACTTGTCCAGGGCAGCCCGGAATGGCAAGCATTCCGCCTGACCCACCACGGCGCCAGCGAAGCCGCCGCGATGCTCGGCTTATCGAAGAAAACGACCCGCTCCGAGCTGCTGCGCATCAAACACACCGGCACGCCGAAGGAGTTCTCCGACTGGGTGCAGGTGAACATCCTCGACTACGGGCACCAGGTCGAAGCCCTGGCCCGGCCGCTGGTCGAGGAAATCATCGGCGAAGACCTCTACCCGGTGACAACCTCGAACGAGGACGAGGGCGGCAATCTGTCGGCATCGTGCGACGGGCTGACCATGCTCTACGACACAGCGTTCGAGCACAAGCAATGGAACGAGGCCCTGGCCGCATCGGTGCGCGCCGGCATCCTGCCCGAGGAACACATGCCGCAGTGCCAGCAGATCATGCTGGTGACGGGCGCCGCGCGCGTGATCTTCGTCGTCTCCGACGGCACGCCCGGCAACATCGTTTGGGTCGAAGTCCGGCCCGACCCGGAATGGTTCGACCGCATCCGCGCTGGTTGGGCGCAGTTCGACCGCGACCTGGCCGACTACGTGCTGCCCGAGGCCAAGCCGGCCATCGTCGCCAAACCCGTCCAGGCGCTGCCCGCCGTGTCGGTGCAGGTGTCCGGCGCGCTGACCGTGGCCGAGAACTTCACGGTGTTCGAGCAGGCCCTGCGCCAGTTTCTCGACGAGCGCCTGATACGTGAGCCGCAGACCGACCAGGACTTCGCCGACCTCGACCTGCAAATCAAGGCGCTGAAGCGCGCCGAGGATGCGCTCGACGCCGCCGAGGCGCAGATGCTGGCCCAGGTGTCCGGCGTCGATGCCGCGAAGCGCGCGAAGGATGCGCTGCACAAGCTGACGCGCGACAACCGCCTCATGGCAGAAAAGCTGCTGGAGAGCGAGAAAAAGCGGCGGCGCGAGGAAAAGATCGAGGCCGCCCGCAAGGCGTTCGCCGACCATCTGGCCGAACTCCAACGCGAAATTGCCGACCTGCGCCTGGACGTGCCGGCGCCGGACTTCGCGGCCGTCATCAAGGGCCTGAAGACCCTGGCGAGCGTGCAGGACAAGATCGACACGGCCTTGGCGAACGGCAAGATCGCCGCCGATCAGAAGGCCGCCGACCTGCGCGCGAAACTGGTCTGGGTGAGCACCAACGCCGCCGAGCACCGCGCGCTGTTGGCCGACCTGCAACAGCTCGCGGTCAAGCCTCTGGACGACTTCAAGCTGGCGATCACGGCGCGCATCGAGGCGCACAAGAAGGCAGAGGCCGACCGACTGGAAGCCCAGCGCGAGCAAATCCGCAAGGAGGAGGCCGAGCGGCTGGAGCGCGAGGCCAGGGAAAAGCAAGCCCGCGACGCGGCGGCCGCCCAGCAACGCTCGCTTGACGAGGCGGAAGACGCCGCCATCGTGCCGCTGCACCCGGCCAATGCGGCGCTGGAGAACACCGGCCCCGACAGTCTTGCGAGCTACTTCCCTGGCAACGCGGACGCATCGGCCTTCCTGGGAGTGGACATGGCAGCAGCGCCGGCGGCGGAACTCGTCACGGCCAGCCCCCAGTGCGCGGCCCACAGCCGCCCGATGGGTGGCGGCGGTGGCGGCAGCCTCTCCACCGCAACGCTGAAGCTGGGCCAGATCAACGAGCGCCTGGCGCCCATCGCGCTGACCGCCGACGGGCTGGCGACGCTGGGCTTTCCCCATGTCGCCACCGACAAGTCGGCAAAGCTGTACCGCGAGCGGGATTTCCCCCGCATCTGCGCCGCCCTGGTGCGGCACATCCAGACCGTGCAGGCCGGACAGCCGGCGCCGGTAACCCAGGCCGCCCCGGCCACAACCCGCAACCCTGAAAGGACTACCGACATGGCAACCCGAGCACCCGCAGCAGCTTTTGACGACGCCGCCAACTACCAGCACATCCCCATGAAGGAAGTGGAGTCGCACAAGATCAAGGCCGTCGGCTACGACGAAGCCACGCGCACGCTGGCCGTGACGTTCCAGCGCGGCGCCGGCGCGATCTACCACTACCCGGGTGTCGAACCGCAGGTGTACGCGGACTTCATCGGCGCCGAGTCGCTGGGCACGTTCTTCGGCCAGCACCTCCAGAGCCTGCCCTTCAAGAAGTTCCGCCCTGAAGAGGTGGTCGCATGACCCAAGCCACCCATCCCGACGACGAGGCGGTAGATCGCTTCGCGGCCGAGCTGAAGGCCAAGTTGGCGGATGCGCGCGCGAAGGGGCGCGGCGGCTGGGAAGACAAGGCCAAGGTCAGCGCCCAGGCCCTGTCCGACATGCTGCTGGCGCATGTCTTCAAGGGCAACCCGCGCGACGTGGCCGCCTTCTGCATGCTCCTGCACCAGCGCGGCGAAGCCATCCAGGCCAGCCCGCCGAAGCCTGGCATGCGAAACGAAGCTGCCGAAGCAGCTCTACATCAGATCGCTGCCGCCATCCAGAAGCACCAAGCCGAAGGCGGAATCAGCACACGCGACGCCATGAGCGAAATCATCGCCATTGTCGAATCCGCCCCTATGCAGATCAACACGGGCCACGCCGAATAGGCCCAACAAAAGGAATTCATCATGTGGTTCAAAAACCTAAGAATCTTCCGGCTTTCACCTGCTTGGAGTCTGGACGCCGCTGCCCTTGAGGATGCTCTGGGGGCAACAGCGTTTCGCCCCGGCGGCGCCACTGAAATGACGGCAATGGGCTGGGTTCCACCCCGCCCTGAATCCGGCCTGGTGCATGCCATCGACGGCAACTACCTGCTGACGCTGCGCGTGGAGTCGAAGATCCTGCCAACGACCGTCATCAACCAATTCACCGCCGCCCGCGCCAAAGAGGTCGAAGAGCAGCAAGGCTACCGACCTGGCCGTAGGCAGATGAAGGAAATCAAGGAGCAGATCACCGATGAGCTGCTTCCCAAGGCATTCAGCCAGTACCGCGACACCCGCGTGTGGATTGACATCAAGAACCGCTGGCTGGTGATCGACACGGCCACGGCAGCAAAGAGCGATGAGGTAATGGGCGCTCTTGCCAAGGCGCTTGACCCCTTCCCCGTCATGCCGCTCTACACCGAGGTGTCACCGGCGGCAGCCATGTCCAACTGGCTTATCAGCGATGAACCGCCAGCCAACTTCACCATCGACAGCGACACCGAGCTGCGCTCCACGTCAGAAAGCGGCGGCGCGGTGCGATATGTCCGCGAAACCGTGGAGCTGGACGACGCCCGGCGCCACGTCGAAGCCGGTAAGCAATGCACCCGCATGGCGCTGACCTGGGCGGATAAGGTTTCTTTCATGCTCACCGACGGCATGGAGCTGAAGCGCATTGTGCCGCTGGACGTGCTGCAAGAGGGCCGCTCCCCCACCGAAGACGAAGCCGAGCAATTCGATTCCGATTTCACCTTGATGAGCGGCGAGCTTTCGCGGCTGATTGATGACCTGGTGGAAGGACTTGTAGGCGAGCGCCATGCAGAGTAGCAGGCTGACAGAATCTTATGTGGCACTACACGCCGCCCAGCAGTCGCTGAAGAGCCTGGATGACGAGTACAACGCCAACCGCACCGCCATCCGGGAGCGAATCTCCAAGATTCGGCAGTCCATAAACGAGTCTGTCTCTGGCCTTGATAGCGACCAGATTGCCATGGCAGAAACCGTGTTGCGCGTTCATGGCAGCTACGCCAGCGCAGGGGAGGATCGCGCCAGCGCCCTGCATGACGCCATCAAGGAATTATCCCTGCACGGCGGCGGCAAACTGTGGGAACAGCACTTCAGCACGAAGAGCTACGACCGCTGGTACGGCCAACGATCAGACCATGGCTACGGCTACGGCCCGAAGCATGGCTCCTTGATTTTCTCCATTGGCCTGCTGGACGAAACCCGCAACCGCGACCCGCAGGTATTGACACCGGAAGAGGTGGAGGCTGCCGTCTACTACCTGACGCACTTGAGCCGAATTCAGGACGCCAAGCAACAAGCCGCCCTGTCCGGCGCTGAAGCATGACAGCGGCCATCATCAACCTTTCCCACGAAGCCCTGGAGCGATGGAAGAAAGAGCACGCCGAGCTGGTGGAGCAATTGACCATCGCCCCAGGTAAGCCGCCCGCTGAAGGCGGGTCGGTTTGAGCGCCGGGTTATGCGGAACTGAATACGGAGAATAGCAATGCACGAATGGGAAGTACGGTACAGCGAGACAAAGAAGGACGGCACGCGGATTTCGTGCCAGTACTGGACAGCAACGGTTTACGCCGAGGATGACAACGCATAACGCCGCACTGGAAGACGGCCAGTGCGGGCGCGCGCTGGGGCATCACCCTGTAACGGAAGCCGCAGAGCGCGATGTCCTGGAGCACATTAACGAATTGAGGTCGCAATGAAAGACGAGAACAAGACAGAGTCGGAAGGCGAAGGACGACCACGTATTGCGGGAGCTGGTGGTATGAGTTTGCCGAACCATACGACCAGAAGGTACACAGGTATTGTTCTGGAAAGAATGAAACATCTGCCTCCTGGTGGAAAGATGGGAGACCTACCCGAACATCTGCAACATGAAAGCTTTGTCAGGATGGGCGATAAAAAAACGGGGGGGCCGAATATGCGGCTGATTCGTTTGGAACGAGACAAGCCTTCTCTGACGGTGACCGCTTATATCTTCAATAAATTTGTTCATCCAACAGAAAATCGATACATCACCCCTCGGGAAGCAGCGGTTTTGCAGGATTTTCCACTTGACTATGCGTTCATGGGCACGCTGGGGCAGGTGCAGAAGCAAATAGGCAATGCCGTGCCGGTGGGATTGGCGCGTGCGTTGGCGCAGCAGGTAAAAAAATATTTGCAGCGCCAAGGGGTATCCGGCTCCGCACGCATCGCATCGTATTTTTCTGGCGCAGGTGGGCTGGATTTGGGCTTTGAACAGGCCTCAGGCGAGGGGGTGAATTTTGAAACCTGTTTTTCCACGGACATAGAGCCTTGGGTGGAAGCAACCATCCAGGAAAATAGGAAATCCTGGAATTTTCACCGTGCGGATATTACGAAATTATCGCCAGAAACCGTGCGTATGATTATGCACGGAGCACCTGATGTCATCATCGGCGGTCCGCCGTGCCAGCCCTTTAGTGTGGCAGGAAAGCAAAAGGCGACCCAAGATCCATTGGGAATTCTGTATCGCGATTATATTCGGCATGTGCAGAATTTACAGCCAAAGATTGTGCTCATGGAAAATGTCTATGGCTTGGCGCAGGTCAAGAGCGCCAATATGATTGAAGAGATTTATAAATCCTTTCAAGCCATCGGCTACCAGGTAATGCACCAAGAGTTGATGGCAGCGGATTATGGCGTACCGCAAAAAAGACGCCGGCTGTTTTTTGTGGCGGCCAGAGATCTGGAAGGTTTTGAATATCCTGCACCAACGCACAGCGCTACGGAAAACCCGATTGGTTTGCCGCTGTACCAGGGGGCCGGTGCGGCTTTGTGTGCCTTACCGGCACCTACGCATCGCAATTACCGCATGACATCCGAATGGAAAGCGCAACTGGGCATCACCTCGACCAAGGGGGCCAAACATGGGTGACATGGGCGACTACTGGCGTGACATGAAACCCGCGCTGAAAGAAGACAGCCAGCGCAAGCGCGCCGGCAACCGCGACGCCTCGGCCGGGAACCTGACGGCCGCTGGCATCCCCTTCGAGTCCAAGAACGGCGGCGCACACCTGATCGTGTCGGCCGCCGGCCTAGTCGTCGATTTCTGGCCTGGCACGGGCCTGTGGGTTGTGCGTGGCACCGGCGAGCGCCGGCGCGGCGTGCGCCACCTGATTAAGCGACTCGGCGGCCGCTGGTCGCCGCAACAAGAAAGGAACGACCATGAAGATGGCGAAAGCAGACGAACGTGATATTGAGGCGGCCGGCAGCCTCATTGGGCTGCTGGACAGTCTGTCGCGCGGCCACTACCCAGTCCTGGGCGAACCCAGCGAAGACACCCCGGACTACTTTGACCCGGACGACAAAGAACACCTGAAGGCACTTTACGACGCGCTGGACGGCCTGCTGGACAAGGCACCGGGGTTCGCCGGGCGAGTGATCGGTGGCATGTGCTACGTGATCTTGTGGGACAAGAACAAGATCATCGACCCCGACGCCGATACGCTCGAACTGCACCCGAATCTGACGAGCGCCCTGCGCGACGAAGCACGCCTGGAACACCTTCTGCGCCATCTTCCCGGCAATGCCCTGCGGCAGGTCGTGGGCGAGCTGTCCGACACGTCCGACCTGATCGCATTTCGCAGCGCCATTGACGCGGCCATTGAGGCCCGCCGCAAGGCAGAGTGTCATGGGTGAATACCAGCCGCTTTCGTCGGTGCGCGAGCTGGACGCACTGGACGGCGCCGACTGCCTGGCCGGCTACCTCGCCGGCCTGCACGGCGAGCCGGAGCCTGGCAGCGACAAGAGCAAGTCCTACTGGCACGGCTGGCGCAACGGAATGATGGACACGGGGCGGCTTCCCCACGACGAGGCCGCCCGCAACCTGGCCGCCGAGGTCGTGCGCCGGCACCGCGCGCACTGAAGGCGACCACCTATACGAGAAAAGGAAAGACAGCATGGCATCAGTGAACAAGGTCATTTTGGTGGGCAATCTCGGGCGCGACCCCGAGGTGCGCTACACGCCGGACGGTAGCGCGATTTGCAACGTGTCCATCGCCACCACCTCCACCTGGAAGGACAAGGGCACCGGCGAGCGGCGCGAAGACACCGAATGGCACCGCGTCGTCTTCTACAACAGGCTGGCAGAAATCGCCGGCGAATACCTGCGCAAGGGGAAATCGGTCTATATCGAGGGCCGCCTGAAGACGCGCAAGTGGCAGGACAAGGAAACCGGGGCCGACCGCTACAGCACGGACATCATCGCCGACCAGATGCAGATGCTCGGCGGCCGCGAAGGTGGCGGTGAAGGCGGCCACTACGACGGCGGCGACGCGCCGCGCCAACAGGGCGGCAGCCGTCAATCCGCCAGGTCGGCCACGCGCAACGCGCCGCCGGCGCAGCGCCCGGCCCAGTCGGCCCCGCCGTCCGGTGGCTTCGCCGACATGGACGACGACATCCCTTTTGATTGAGCGGCGCACGTCCGCTTCATCAACGTGCAGGCCCGCAGGGCCTATCCCGTCAATTCCAACACCCCAGGGGCGCCACCGAGCGCCCCTTGTTTTTGAAGGAGCCGCCCAGATGCAGCGCCCGCAACTCGCCTTGCCGTTCCCCGGCGAACTCATCATCGACAACTTCGCCGGCGGCGGCGGAACCTCGACCGGGCTGGAAGCCGCGTTCGGGCGCCCCGTAGACATCGCCATCAACCACGACCCCGAGGCGCTTGCGATGCACGCGCTGAACCACCCCTACACCAAGCACCTGTGCGAAAGCGTGTGGGACATCGACCCCATCGAAGTGACGGGAAACCGCCCGGTTGGCCTGGTGTGGCTCAGTCCCGATTGCAAGCACTTCTCGAAGGCGAAGGGCGGCACGCCGGTTTCCAAGCACATCCGGGGACTGGCCTGGGTGGGGATGCGCTGGGTGGCGCTCACGAAACCCAGGGTGCTGATGCTGGAGAACGTCGAGGAATTTCAAACCTGGGGGCCGGTCATCGTCGGCGCCGACGGCAACCTCTACCCCGATCCGGCGAAGAAGGGCAAGACCTTCGAGAGCTTCGTCCGGCAACTCCGCCGGCACGGCTACAAGGTGGATTGGCGCGAGCTGCGCGCGTGCGACAACGGCGCACCGACTATCCGAAAGCGGCTGTTCCTGGTGGCGCGCCGCGACGGCCTGCCGATCATCTGGCCGGATGCGACGCACGGCGATCCGACCTCGCGCGAGGTGCTGTCCGGGATGCTGGCTCCCTACAGAACGGCGGCCGAGTGCATCGACTTCGGGCTGCCCGCGACCAGCATCTTCGACCGGCCGAAGCCGCTGGCGGCCAATACCCGCCGGCGCGTCGCCAAGGGCCTGTGGCGCCACGTCCTGAGCAGTGCGCGGCCCTTCATCGTGACGAACACCAGCGGCCACCCCGGCGCTGGCATCGACCAACCCATGCCGACCGTCACCACCGGCAACCACCACATGCTGGGCCAGCCCGTGATCGCGCCGCTGGCCGCGAACCCGGAGCCGTGGCCGTTCGAGCCGATCTTCCCCACGCCGCCGGCGACGGCCGAGCGGCCGCACGATTTCTGCTGCACCACCTGCGGCAACACGTTCCCGTCCTGGCGGCCGGAAGATGAGGGAATCCCTGGCGCGTGCCCGACCTGCGGCAACGAGGCCGGCATCCACCCCATCGACGCCATGCCGTCGATGCCGTTCCTCGTCGGTGCCGGCGGGCCGGCGTACTCGGGCAAGCCCACGGCGGCCAACCAGCCGATGGGCACATTGACCACGGAGAACCACCGCGCGGTCGTGACGCCCACGCTCGCCCCGTTCCTCACGGAGCACGCCAACGCGAGCAACCAGCGCACGATGCCGGCGGATGCTCCGCTGCGCACCGTCTGCGCCCAGGTCAAGGGAGGGCACTTCAGCGTCGTGGCCCCGACCTTGGCCCCGCTGCGCGGCACCAGCGACGCCCACATGGGCGGTCATAGCGTCGAGCAGCCTCTCTCCACCGTGGCGGCCAGCGGCACGCATCATGCAATGGTAGGCGCACACCTTGTCACCATCGGCTACGGCGAGCGCGAGGGCCAGCAGCCGCGCGCGCAGGACATCGAGGCGCCGCTGGGCACCGTCGTGACGGCGAACAAGCACGCCCTAGTTGCCGCGCACCTGGCCCACCTCACGCACCACGGCGACCGTGCCGGCACCACGCCAGCCGAGCCGCTGCCGACGGTGACGGGGGCGAACCGAGGCGAACAGGCCCTGGTCGTCGCCAACCTGATCGACATGGGGCACGGGGAATCGTGCAGCACCGGCGCGAAGCGGTGGAGCAGTGGCGTCCGTAGCCTGGAAACCCCGCTCAACTCGGTGACGGCCAGCAGCGTGCCCAGCGCGCTCGCATCGGCTTTCTTCGAGCAGGCGAACGGCGGGTTCTACGACGGCGACGGGCGGCCGGCCAGCGCGCCCATTTCGACGATCACCGCCTCGGGCAGCAATCAGCGCCTGGTGACGGCCTACCTCGTCCAGTATTACAGCGAGGGCGGCCAGGATTCGGGCTGCGCCAAGCCCATGCCCACGGTGACGACCAAGGCACGCATGGGGCTGGTGCAGTCCGTCCAGGTGCCCGCCGAGGCGCTCTCCCCCGAGCACCGAGAGAAGGCGCGCGCGTGCGCGGCCCTGCTGCATGAACACCTGCCCGACCTGTTCCCCGAGGCGGCCGAGCTGGTGCTGATGAGCTACGGCGGCATCTGCTGGGTGCTGGTGGACATCACCCTGCGAATGCTCAAGCCGCGCGAGCTATACCGCGCGCAGAGCTTCCCCAGCAACTACATCATCCACGAAATCCCCGACCCGAAGTTGCTGTTCAAGGACGGCGTGCAGGTGCCGGGCGATCCACGCCTAATCCCCCGCATCCCCCTGTCGATCACGGCTCAGGTGCGAATGTGCGGCAACAGCGTCGCTCCTGCCCAAGCCGAGGCTCTGGTTGCCGCCAATTTCGGACATGAAGCGGTCTTCATGGAGCGCCGCGCCTAATACGGAAACTCTCATGCCGCCAGTGCCTTTCGAGCTGCAATGATTGGCATTGGCACGCATTCTCATGAATTAGGAAATCAAAAATGACAACACGCGAACTTACCGCCGACGCCATGCGTGCGCCCGGCAAAAAACTCATCAACCGCAAACAATTGCTGGAAATCGTCCCGCTCTCCGAGCGCACCATTCTGGACATGGAAAAGCGCGGAGACTTCCCGCGCCGATTCTCCATTACGCCGCGACTGGTTGCGTGGGATCTGGAAGAAGTTGAACGCTGGATAGAAGCCAGAAAGACGGCCGCTATCTTGCCTGCTGCCCCTCGCCTTCAGCCGGCGTAG